CACGACAGATACAAGGCATATTCAGAGGCAGTTATCGGCGGAAGAGGAGCGGATATCGCCATTACGAAAAAAAGGATGTTCCGTACTCTTTCAGAAGAGCTGATGAGCCTTGCAAGAGTCCAGTTTATTATTACACTGGTGATCTTTCTGGTCTGTATGATCTTTCTTCCTCAGCTTGGTTTCGGAGGAATGACACTGAGGATCTATCCGTGTCTGGCAGCAGGATATTTTATTTTATTTTTAATATTGTTTTTATATAATAAATATATTTATATAATAATAAATCGATTTTAATATATAAAAAATTATATATTATTATATTAAAAATTATATATTATATTTCGCCGACTAGCGCCTTACGCAATATGTCGCCCAATAATATTTATAAATATATAAATAGAAACCTGGTAAATTCAAACGGAGTGACAAATTATACAGGGGCCCTGATAAAGGAATCACCAAAATATTTTCGTCATTCCTAGTGAAATCTCGCGGCTCTATGGCCACAATGGGGATTCACCCCTCCCCCTACAATATCGAGTTTCACGATAGAATTTTCAAATGAAATAAAAACCACCCACACCCGGCCTTTGGCAGTATGCCTTTACTAATTATTTTGTCGAAATATTTTGCAAAAATTTGACTTTTTCGTGACGTGCATTGCCCATTACTTGCTATATATAGTATATGGAAGCATCGAACAACGAGCCACGTGCAACGCGTCCCGTACCCCATACGACGGACCCCACGACTCGTCCCCCACAACCTAACCCACCTACATCGTTTCCCACGGTGTCTTCTCTTTCTCCTAAGCCTGAGGGGCAACGCCCCTCGGGCACTACCCATATCGTCACCGACGATGAATTCACTTGCCCTTCCCCCGAATTACCCCCACCCTACCCAGTGCACGAAGAGGCTCCCTTAGCGGTCGCTCCGACTGCAGAGCAAAGACAAACGAACGTTGTCAAAGCGTTGCAAGGAAAGATGGCTGATTTCATATCTGGGTCGTCGCAGAGGCATTATAGAACGATTGTCAGAGAATTGTCTGATAGGCAGATACCGTTGAACTTATTGAGCGACGAGTCGAAAGCGAAAGGTCTTGCGCAGATGTTAGAGGAAGACGTGTTGTCGTTATCGGAGCTTGTTATATTGGGCCAGTTCGCGAAGGCGATAGATGATAGCGACACGAGAGCGGCGGAATTCTTGCGAGATACAGCGGGCTACAAGCCGCAGACCGACGTCACTGTGGAACATAAAACGCAGGGCTTGGCGTCACTGACGGACACGCAACTGTTGACGTTGCTGCAAGCATTGAACCCTGAGCAAAGCGACGAGGTAAGTAATGGATAAAACGACGGCCGCCGCGCTTAAAACACTGGGTATCGATCAATGTGCATCGGTCGAGCAGATCAGAGAGGAGCTTGCCGTACGCGAAGCGCGGAAGTCCTATTATAAGTACGTCTTGTATTCGAACCAGGGTTTTATTGATACGGCGTTTCACAGGTTTCTGTGTAACAAAGTGCAAGAATTTCTGAATAAGAAAGGAAGCGCGGCGTTCGACGTACTACTGATATCGACCCCGCCACAGCACGGTAAGTCGCGTAGCTTGACTGAGACGTTGCCGTCGTGGTACCTTGGGAATCACCCCGACAAGTCGGTAATCATTGCCGGCTACTCGGAGGACTTCGCGAAACGATTCGGAAGACGTAACCTGAGGAAGCTTGAAGATTATGGACCGAGACTGTTTCCTGACTTCCACCCGGCCGAAGCGCCGTGGACAAATACTGAGTTCGAGTCTGTCGAGGGCGGACGCTGCATCAGCCGTGGTATCTTGTCAGGTATTACTGGTAACCCGGCGGACCTGTTCATAATAGACGACCCGACGAAAAATATGCAAGAGGCGATGTCGGAGACGACGCGCGCTGCTATCTTAGATGAGTTCTACGCGTCGATATTGACACGTATCGCACCGCACGGTAAGATTATCGTCATACAGACACGGTGGCACGAGGACGACTTGTTTGGCCACATCAAACGGACATTCCCGAACGTGGAAGTGCTGAACCTGCCGTGCGAGGCAGAAGAGAACGACCCGATGGGGAGACCGGTAGGAGCTCCGCTGTGCCCTGAGATTGGTAAAGGCGCCGCGTGGCTCAAAGACTATAAAGCAACGTACATAACCGAGAACGGCGAGCGTGCGTGGAACGCGTTGTTCCAAGGCAACCCGGTCCTTAACTCGGGTAACATCTTCTTAAAAGAAAACTGGCAGTTCTACGAGGACTTGCCGGAACAAGTATATAACGTCTTGTCCGTCGACGCGGCGTTCAAGAAAAGCGAGACAAGCGACTTCGTCGCTATACAACACTGGGGTAAGCGTGCGAACGACTACTACGGTATTTGGGGTACCAGACGCCGCCTGTCGTTCACTGAGATGATAACAGTGCTCAGAGAGTACATCTCGTCGCACCCTGACCTTGACGCGGTGTACATTGAAGATAAGGCGAACGGATCGGCGGCTATTGATATGCTGTCGCAAGAGTTCGACAATATCATACCCGTCAACCCTGAAGGCGGTAAGCTGTCCAGAGCGGCTGCGGTATCGTACATACAAGAGACGAAACACGTGTATCTGCCCTACGAGCCGTGGGCTTACGAGCTGATCGACGAGGCATCGGCGTTCCCGGCGGGACAGCACGACGACACCGTCGACGCGTTCACGCAAGCACTGAACAGATTGTCTATCATCGGAGCTCCGGTGACCGAGAAAGTAACGCGTGAGTACAGCGTCTGGACGCCTGACATGTATCAAGACTTCGAGGCAGCGGACGACGCACTCAAATCACAACTACTCAAAGAATGGAAATACCCCGTTGAGTGGAGGTAAGAATGAAGAAGAAAGAAACACAATACCAGTTTCCTCCGGTATCGGGGGACGTACAAGAACGTTTGCGCTACTGGCAAATGCTATTCGACGACGCGAGGGCTAAACGCAAGCCGTTCGTTGACGACAAATTGCAAGTGCGCGAAGACCTATACAAAGGTACGACGGCTGAGAAAAGCGGAACGAAGTGCTTGCGCAACATGTGCTTCGAGTTGATCGAGACACAAATCAACAACGCTATTCCGCAGCCTAAAATAACGCCGTCGGACGCTGATAAACAAGACCTTGCCCACGACCTTGAATCGATGCTCAGAAACGAGATGGACCGCCTCGACAGCGAGACGATGAACGACCGCATCGAACGAGGCGTGTTGGTCCAAGGGTCACACTTCTATGAAGTCGGCTGGGACGACACCGTGCGCCACGGAAAGAACGTCGGCGCCATCACGGTTGTTGACCGCCCGATTCAGGACGTCTGGTTGCAGCCCGGCGTGCGCGACTTCAAGAAAATCGAGTACGCGTTCGTGTTCAGCCGCGAGAGTATGATGAAAATCTATAACTTGACCGGCAAGATACCGCCTGAGAGTCCTAACTACAAAGGTATGGTCGACATGATTACGTGTTGGTACTACGACCGCGACGGCTACGTATGCCGCCTCACGTGGGCTGAGAACACCGACTTTGTAATCTTCGACGATAGAGACTTCGAGTCGAGACGTCAGCGCGTGTGCAAGCAGTGCGGCTACGCAACGGACGAAGACGTCTGCCCGATATGCGGTAGCACCGAGTTTACTGAGAAGAGCGTCAGAGAAGAAACGCTCGAAGACGACATCGTGAAAGGCGACCCGGCAGATCCGACGAAACCGAGACTGTTGCTCGCTAAGAAAGGCGACAAGGTGAAATATTACGCGCTTCGACGCATCCCGCTCGTTATGCGTGTAAACATCAGCAGGGTTGACTCACCCTATGGCGTGTCGGACGTAGATATCTTGACCGAGACGCAGCTGTCGTCGAACAACATCTTAACTAAGATTGAACAGAACATCTTGAAGGCTGGTAGTATTATCACTATGCCTGAGAAGATGAATATGAAGCTCACGAACGAGACGTTGAAAGTCGTGAGATTGAAAGACCCGAAATGGGCTGACGCGATACGCGTGCAGAACTTGCAAGCGAGCATTCAGCAGGACGACATCCTTGCCGACCGCGTGTATCAGTACGGCAGAGCGTCGCTCGGTATAACCGACTCGTACCAAGGCAAGCGCGACCCGACCGCTGAGAGTGGAAAGGCGAAAGAAATAAGCGCTGCGCAAGCTGCGGGTCGTATGGAAAGTAAACGTAAGATGAAGGACGCTGCGTACGCCGATCTGTACGAGATGATGTTCCACTTCTTCTTAGCGTATTGCGACAATAACGAGACGTTCGTCATCGACGACACGGACGGGTCGATCACAAACGCGTCTATCAGCAGGTACAACTTCTTAGACGGTGACGTCGGAAATCTGTACTACGACGATAGCTTCATGTTCTCTGTCGACACAGCTTCGGTCCTGTACACTTCGCGCGAAGCAATGTGGCGTGAGACGACTAACAACTTCGTTGGCGGCACGATGGGCAACCCGCAAGACCCCAGAACGCAGATGCTGTACTGGAAGATTATGAAGGAACTCAACTACCCGCTTGCTAAACTGTGTCTGCAAGACATAACCGAACGATTCGGTCTGATGCAGCAGCAGGTTGCGAAAGCCGTAGAGATGGGCAAGAAAGCTCAGCCTGCGGCTCCTGCTGGTGGAAATGGTGAGCAGAGTGCGGCGAGCGCTAAAGCTAACGACGAGGCTGCGAAGCAGGCAATGTACAACGAACTTCAAAGTATGATTGGAGGATAAAGAATGTCGATTTTTTACACTAACAAAACAATAACGATGAACCGAGGCGACTCGGGCGTCGTGCTGCTGTCGATACTAAACCGAGACGATACGCCGTTCGCTTTGCCTATCGGTATGAAGAATCCGACGATTGTATTTTCGGTTAAGGCGGAAACTGACACGAACGACTTGAACGGTAATATGCTCATCGAAGAGTATCTGCCGATCAAGGACTACACGTATTACGGGTATGGTACTCAGAACGCTGAAGGGCAGATGCAGATTCACGGCGGGTTCTATCCGAAAAGTAAGACGGTAAACACGGAGGAGTCTGTACTCGATACGGGAATCATATACAAGGTTCTTGCGAATAAGAAGTATATGTTCGTCGTACCGACTACTACGCCTCCGGTATATCCTATCAGCCTTACGAAACGTGAGTACGCGTTCGCTGTACCTCTGGTTTTTGAGCCGGCGTTCACTGACAGATTATCGCCCGGAACATATACGTATTCGATAACACTGCTCGATTCGACGTCGCCTATTCAGCTTACTCAAGGTGAAGGCGACAACGTCACTACTGTAGATAACTACAGTGAGTTCTTGGCGAACGTCACGCTGAAACAAGACTTGTTCGGCTCGCAGAAGCTTGTCCTGAGTGACAGCCCGATTGCGAGAGTACACGGTGACCCGATTCGAAGGATATACTACATCAAGCCGTGTTCTGAGGAATCTGTGGCGAACGCGACGGCGAGCGAGATTACGACCGGCAATATCACGAACATCGCGTTACCGCCTGTGTATATTGCAACTGCAGAACAACTCGGCGGCGTCATCGTTGGTGAAACGTTACAAGTCGACTTCCGCGGTGTATTGAACGTCTCGAAAGCGATAACGGACAAGATTGCTGACCTGTATTCGAAGATCGGCGATATGTCGACTCTGACCACTGACGAGAAAACAACGCTTGTCGGTGCGATAAACGAGGTTGACGCACACACCGATGCTAACAAAGCGGAAATAGGTGACCTTTCCGGGCTTACGACAGACGAAAAGGCTACGCTTGTTGGTGCAATCAACGAGGTCGACTCACACGCTAACACTGGAATAAGCAAAGCTGACGCCGCACAAGCCACGGCTGATAACGCCACTGTTTTGGCGAACACGGGAATAAGCAAAGCTGACGCTGCGCAGGTAACTGCTGACAACGCTCAACAGGACGCAGAAACCGCACAAGCCACGGCTGATAATGCTACTGTTTTGGCAAACACCGGAATAAGCAAAGCTGACGGAGCACAAACAACAGCAAATACTGCGGTTGATAAGGCAAATGACGCGAAAGCGACAGCGGAAGAAGCTATAATGAAAGCCGACGGAAGGTCGACCTCTATCGGCTTTATGACCGCAAAAGACGCAGTCACGGCATTGAACGGCTACCCGAGAACGCAACTTAAAGGCGGCGACACGATTTGGATAGTTGAAGATGGAACGCCCGACCTTTGGGTAACGGATGTTGCACAAGAAAGCGTGCCGTATAACTACACGACAAAAGACAAATTCAATCAAGATTTGGTCGATAACAAAGTCTTGCAGATTGGCTATTTCAAGACCGCGTATCAAGAAAGCGACGGCAAGCCAGTAACCATTGCGTGGCAAAACGTTTTGGTTAAGAGTACTGATTGGGTAGCAAGCACGGAATTTGCAGACTTCCCGTACGAGGCAAAAATAGAACTCACGGACTTTGTCGATTATACGACCGTCCCGCAAGTGGTATTTGATATTGCTGATACGATGAGCGGAAACTATGCGCCTATTTGTAAATCGGGTGATAAATGCGTTTACATTTACGGCAAAGTGCAAGACGAAATCACGCTTAAAACGGTCATCACTTTTGCGCCGAACGTCAATGGTGCGAGCGTAACGGGTGGTGGATATAACAATCGTGGTAAATGGGTTGCAAGCACGACCTATGAAATCGACGACCTTGTTTACACCGACAAAGGACAGTATGTGTGTATCGAGGGCATAACTTCGACCACAAGTCCCGAACAAGACGCGCAGCATTGGCAAGCGACTTTTGTTGCGAACGTCCCTGTAACGAGCGTAAATGGACAGACTGGAGCGGTAACAATCGACGTGCCTACCAAAACGAGCGACTTACAGAATGACAGTAATTTCGCCACTACTTCGGATATACCGACAAAGACAAGCGACTTACAGAACGACAGTAATTTCGCCACTACTTCGGATATACCTACCAAAACAAGTCAACTAACAAATGATAGCGGGTTTATAACCGCAAATGACATACCTGATGTACCGGATGCTCCTACCGCGTTGCCGCAAGAAGCAGTTGCTGTCAAGAGCGGAAGTTTACCTACAAGCGGGTGGATTACTCCTGAACAAGGGTGGAAACAAAATACTTTGCCTGCGAGTAGAAAATGGAACCGTGTAACCTACGGTGACGGAAAGTATGTTGCGGTTGCATTTGATAGTGATAAAGGCGCGTATTCCACAGATGGTATCACTTGGACAGAAATGAGTATGCCAGCAAATAGAAGATGGTTTGGTGTAACATATGGTAACGGAAAATTTGTAGCGGTTGCAAGCCAAATAGATAAAGGCGCATATTCAACTGACGGTATCACTTGGACTGAAATGACATTGCCTGTAAGCCAAAGATGGGAAGCCTTAACCTATGGCGACGGCAAGTTTGTTGCAGTTGCGGTCAATAGTACTTATGGCGCATATTCCACCGATGGTATCACTTGGACTACTACGACATTGCCTAAAAAGAAAGATTGGTCAAGCGTAACCTACGGTGACGGCAAATTTGTAGCTGTGTCGAATAGTGTTAGTTCGATGGCCGCTTATTCAATAGACGGTATCACTTGGACAGAAACGACACTTCCTTCTAAGCTGAATTGGAGAAGCGTAACCTATGGTAACGGAAAGTTTGTCGCGCTGGCTGCTAATACTCAGACTAGTTCTACTTCTCTGAGCGCATATTCAACGGATGGTATAAATTGGACTGAAACGAATTTATCTTCGAGTGGTAGTTGGGTTAGTATTACTTATGGCGATGGGAAATTTGTTGCTATCATATTTAATACCAACAAAGGAGCATACTCAGCAGACGGTATTTCTTGGACAGAGTTTACATTGCCCGCAAGCAGTTCGTGGCAAGCTGTAACTTATGGTAACGGAAAGTTTGTAGCAGTTGCAGCTAATACTACAAACGGTGTGTATCAAAACACGAGTAGCAAATCTACCTACGCCATCTCCGACACTTCCATAACCGCCAACAGCGATATCCTTATGGAACTCACAGACGAAGGAGGAGTAAAGGCTCACGCTCTTGCAAGCGGCAGTATAACAGTTATCCGCGACACAGTGCCTACACAGCCTATCCCGTACACCTACAAGGTCAAGCAGACCAACGCGAGCGGGCAGTTTACTTTGGTAAATCACTTTGTACCGGATGTTCCGACAGTACCTACCAAAACAAGTGAACTTACAAATGACAGCAACTTTGCAACGACCTCAGATATACCTACAAAGACAAGTGACTTACAGAACGACAGTGGGTTTATTACTCAGGCGGAATCAAAAACTATAACTAACGCAAGCACAAATGTTTCAATTACAGGAAGCGCAAAACCCTATTTGTTCACAGTAACCGATAGTGATATTACAAGTGATAAGTTTGTGTTGCTTTATCCGCTTGATGAAACGACGGAAACTTGGCTTAATGAAAATTCCTTGTCGAGCATTATTACAGAGGCAAGCGGACAATTCACATTCAAAGTTGCAGTAAACACTTTGCCATCAACATATAGCATGAAGTATTTTATTCAATGAGGTAATTATGGGCTATATTAGACTTAAAAACGGTCAAGTTGCATTACGACCAAAAACAAATCTAAAATGGCAAGAAATGCAAATAATATCGTACGATATAGCGTTGTCTTGGACTGGCGTCGTATATGGCGGTGATAAATTTGTTGCCCTTGCAGACGTGGAGCATACAAGCGCACATTCAACGGACGGCATAACGTGGACACAAACGACTTGGCAAGGAAAAGAATTACAGGGTACAACTCTTACATATGGCGACAATAAATATGTTGCCGCAGGCGCATATTCAACGGATGGCGTAACTTGGATAGAAACAACTATGCCTACATTAGATGGAGAAACTACACGCTATAACAGAATAACCTACGGAGGCAATAAATTTGTTGCAGTGGGGATGAGTTATACTGGAGCATACTCATCGGACGGCATAACTTGGACGAAAATGAGTATGCCGCGTTATAAGGATTGGGACGAACTTGCATACGGCAATGGTGTTTTCGTGGCGTTGGGGAATGAGTTGTCTACTGCCCACGGGGAATATATAGCCCGTTCAACGGATGGCATAACTTGGGTTGACGTAACTTCTCCGTTCACGGGTTCTCTTATGGCTATGGTATATGCCAACGGACAATTTGTTGTTCTATCAACTACGGAAGTTGGATGTTCTTCTGACGGAGAAACTTGGAATATTTCGCAACACAACTTATCGTTCATTCCATATGTTTTAGCTTATGGTGGCGGACAGTTTATTGCTCTCGGGGGCGTGAATAGCAATAGTTGGGCGTATTCAACCGATGGAATAAATTGGACAGAAGCAACGGCAACCATCAAAAAATCTTGGAACGCTATGGCGTATGGAAGCGAAAAGTTTGTTGCGGTGGCTTCGTTCGATAACAATGGTGCGTATCTCAACGCCTCTGACTTTAATAAATAAACTAAAAAAGGAGATAAACATATGTACGGAATAAGTAACAGTCAACAAGACGGTGTATCGTCCGAACTTGTTACCACGTTAAAAGGGACGAAGATTATCAAGACTTTTGACAACCTTGACGGATGCGAACTGACAAAAGGCACTACTGCCGACGGGTATATCTATTGCTGATATACAAAAATTCAAATTAAAGGAGACACAAAATGACAACTTTAAGTAGTTTACCGATTGGGGCAAAAATAAAAGTACCGCATTCCGTTATGGGCAATGTCATATTTTTGAAAGCCGACCAAAACCACGAAGGATATCCAGAAAATTCAACCACACTTATTACGGAAGAAATAATTTTGTTACGGGCGTTCGACGCAAAAGAGCCGAACAATACGAACGCGGATAGACAAAAGTATGGCAACAACAACTATTCTGTGTCGAACATAGACCATTGGTTGAACTCGACGGCTTCTGCTGGGCAATGGTATTCCTCGCAACACTCAACAGACCAGTCACCGAATAGCACAAGTGTTGTATCACAAAACCCTTATGACACGGATGCAGGCTTTTTGAACGGTTTTGATGCAAGGTTCATTGACGCAATGCAAGACACCACAATCAAGGTCGCACGCAACAAGGTAACAGACGGTGGCGGTTATGACACACTTGTAAGGAAAGTATTTTTGCCATCATACGCAGAACTCTTTAATAAAGCCGAAAACAAGATTATGGAAGGCTCGCTGTTGCAATACTTTCAAGAGAACACGAACGCTATTAGGATTGCGAAAATATCTAACTATTGCGCGCAAGACAACAATAGTCACGCAGGCTCGTCAAGCGTTACAGCGGATACGGCCGGCTGGTATTGGATGAGAACACCCCACTCAGCGGTCTCGTACTTTGTTCGCGGTGTCAATAAATACGGTTCGATGGCCAACGACAGTGCGTACTACGGAAGCAACGGGGTTCGTCCTCTTTGTAATCTGAACTCTGACACGGGAGTTTCAGACCAACCTGATAGCGACGGGTATTACTCACTGCTCTTGGACATAACGGGCAAAATTGAACTTACCTACAATGTCAAAGAAACCGCAACAATGCCCACTGCTGTCAATGTCGAATTAAACCTTGTAAAGACCTTTGGTTGCTCTACAACGGTTGAAATTTGTAACAACGGCAATGATACCGTCCCAGTGTGGGAAGATATTTCTACTGTCGTTAAGTCGGGTGTAAACCATATCTTCGCAAACAAGACAAAGACCGCGGACAAATGGAAAGTGGTTATTAAAATTCATATCGTGCGAAATGGCACTGTTGGCGATATAAAACTCTACGGAGTAAAGACCACATTCAAGGAAGACCTGTAAAACGGAGGACAAATATGGACTATATAACAGCTATGCAAAAACGTTTCGACGTACCTGATAACTCGATCTGTGTTATCAGGTCGAGCGAACCGGAATTTATCCCTATTCCGGATATGCCGGTGAGCGAAAAGATGACTCTCAAAGACGTGTTCGACTTAATGATGAGCCGCATTTGCACTCTTGAAGAGCAAGTATCTCGCTTGTCGGCTACTGTTGCGGAGCACGAAGAATCCGTGCAACGCTTATTCAACACTATCGAAAATTGACCACTGCACTGGGTACAAAATACTTCTACTCTCACGTTCGGTGCAGCGAACACGGGAAAAGGAGCTTTTATGGAAACAAACGAAATCATCAACAAAGTTGGTGTATGGGTCGCGTCGATCGGTGGCGGTGTAGTCGTCGTCCGATATATCGTGAAAATCATACTCGCGATTATAAACCTCGCGTCGAGAAAAATACCCTTGAAATTGACTGAGACTGACCGTAAACAAATCGCTGCTGAAGCTGCGACGGAAACGACGAAGTTGCTTGCAATGGGTATTAAAGTTGACGTCGACGGACAGATCGACAAAGCGACGAACCATCAGATTGAATTACTTAAAGAACAGAATCGCGAATATATCCGACAGAACAATAAACTTGTCGCGCTTATGCGTAAGATGGGTTTAGTTGTTGCCGACTTGAAATCACCGTCAGCGACGTTCAGAGACGACCTTCGTCACGAAATCGACACTGATTTTACGTCTGACGCGCCTGTACAATCACTGTTAGGTGACCCTGTTCTTGCGACGATTGAAGTATCTGACCACGTCAACATTCCGGGAACGAATACGAAGAAGTCGAAAGAAAAATACTAAGCGTTAAGGAGGAACTACTATGAAATGGAATCCCAGAGCAATTATGCTTAGTGTACTTGAGTATGTTGCTTGGTTGTGTCCTCCGGTAGCGTACTGTATTTACAGTTATGTAAGTACATTACAGTATGTTCTTGATAAAAAAGCTGTCGTGTCGTTCTGGGTCTCGTTCTCGTGCGTCCTTGTCGGCGTCATTTTCGGTGCGACGTTATTCAAGCGAGTCAAAGCAGCATACGCCCGATACGTTGCGGCTTTTGTACAACAGAAAGCGGACCTCGAAGCTCGACCTGAAGACGAACACCTTATTGACCTCGTCGAAAAGAAAAGCAAGACTATCGAAACGATGGACTTCGTTATGGCGGGTTTACCGCTGTTGCTTATCGGCGGAATGTTGTACGCGTTCCAGAATGCAATCACTGAACTTATCAACATCTTCATTATCACTGGACTGAGCTTTTTAGCGAAAGCAGGTATTCATACAGGCACCGTGCACGTTAAAGCGAAAGGAATGAAAGACAAAATTCGTATCAATGAACAGGTGAAATCGGTCGAGGAGGTGAAGTAGTATGTCGTCTGAAAACGATATTATTGCCACCCAAGATGAGATGACGACGGCTGATGTTCGTAAGTCGATGCGCGTGAGCGTATTCACGATTATGACGAATATCTTGCTTGTTGTCTTGATATGCGCCGGGTTGATATTGACCGAGTTCTTCCGATTGGACTCATACAAGTTCAAGATTCAAAGCCTCAATTTCTGGCTTGAAAAGTTAGCGTTCGCATTCTGCACGTTCGGTATAATGCTCGGTATAAGCAACTCTGCTGATGAAATAAGCCGAAGCAAGAATCCGGAATACTTGAGCGATATCATGAAGTTGAAAGAACACTATTCGCTGCTGTTGACCGAATATAATGACGAGAACTTCAAGAAGTATATCGACAACGTAAACCGCGCTGAGAAGTACCTCGTGTATGTCGCCGATCTGGACCGCAGAATATTGCACAGCCCTAAGAGGCGGCAGATCGCATTGAAACGTAGACTCTTGCTTTCTCCGGACGAAGTGTTTTACGGCGGCGTGTCCGTGCGATATAACCAAGTCTTGTATAGTCAATTCGCAGGTGTCGGCTTACCGCTGGACCACAAGAGTGACCGCGGTAATAAGTACGACGTACCTAAGGCACAAATCTATGCGCAAAAGCTCATCGGCAAAGTATGTCTCGTTGTAGGTATCTGCGGCTTCTCTGGTGACTTGTATTACTCGTTCCAGAACTTCAATGCTTCGATGATTCCGACGCTTGTTATAAAATGCGGCGGCATTATCGGCGCTATATACGCCGGGTTGAAAACTGGTTCGCAGATATTCGAACGTCGAGTGTTGGTTGCTAAACTCAAACTTGCGTTCTATTCGCAATTCAATAGCCGCAAGAACAGCGATAAACTGACCGACGAAAACCGGTACGTTGTCGAGATTCCGCCTAACCCGATCGTCGAAAGCGCTCGCAGGGAACTCGAAAAACTACCAGCGCAACCTGAACATCGACCGTCGTTCTGGCGAGTATTTGTACGAACGTGGAAACAGTCGTTCGGTAAACACAAGATTGACGACAACAAACCATTCTGGGTGAGGTTGTCTGAGAACTTGTTGCACAGCCAAGAAATACCTATTGTCAATGACAGAGAAGAGGTGTGTACGAAAGCGACACCTACTACTCCGCCTACTCCGGTAACGCCGGAAACACAACCGAGCATTATTGTTCTCGGACCGCCGAAAGAAAATTTCGAAAATTCTCAATAAATTTTTGAAAATCGTGACACGGTTTAGCGAGAACAAGCTATATAATATATAGAACACGCGGCTGAAAAACTGTACTCCCAGAAGTTCGCCGCACAAAGGAGACTGAATAATGAACTTATTCGACAAGGCTGCTAAAGATGACCTCGGTAATGCAGGTAACCCTGGTCAACCTGTCCCGCCAACAGATGGTAACCCTGAGAACATTCCCGTCGATCAGACGAAAGCTTTTGCTGAACGCCTCAAGACGGAACGAGTTAAAATCGAACGCGAAGCAAGAAACGAACTCGCTCAAAGCTTAGGTTATGACAGCTGGGAAGATTTGAAACGTGAAAACGAAGATAAAATGCTCACTGCCAGTGGTCTGGATGCTGAAAAAGTCAAACCTATCGTCGACAAATTGGTTGAGACTCACCCGGACGTAATCGAAGCGAAGAAGTTAAAAGATGAGAAAGCTGCTGAGGACTTGAAGAAAGAAGAAACCGACGCATTGTTCTCATTGAACCAGAAGTACGGAACGACGTTTTCGGCGCTCAGTGATTTGGACGAAGCGACTCAATCCCTGTACAAGAAGGGAGTGCCACTGGACAAGGCATACGCCGCTGAACACTTTGACGACCTTGTGAAGTCCCACGCACCGAGTCGTCTGTCGAAAGACCACTTGTCGCCTGTCGGTAGTTCAGGTTCGTCTACTCCTCCGCGCGTTATAAGCGAGCAAGAGATGGCCCTTATGCGTCGTTTTAACCCGGGCGTTTCTGATGAAGACATCAGGAAATACATTAACAAAACATAAGGAGACATAATAATTATGGCAAATTTACTTACCAGCTGGCAGCGTTACGACGAACAGTACGTCCAGACGCTCATTGTCGGCTCGAAATGTAGCAGCAGAAGCGCTGATTCGAATGGCCAAGCTATTACGAATCTCGGCGCAACCGCCTTCAAGAAAGGCTCGGCGGTTAAAGTTGTACGTGGCGGCTCGTCCGGATCGTACACCTACACTATCACAGATTGCACGGTCCTCACCGACGCAGATTACGTCGTTGCAAGCGATTACGCAGTCGGCGACAAACGCATTGAAGTATATCCCGTCAAGGATATCACGAATCTCGTCTAAGGAGGAAATGACAGATGGCAATTATCTTTAACATTGACGAAGCGTTATCCTTGTCGGCATTCAACGTATTGCAAGAGCCGATCAAGATGATGCTTGATAATCAAAAAGAGGCTTTCGAAAAAGAATCCCTCATCAACAAAGTATTCGCTATGCATACGCTCGATGCGTATCAAGAAGAATACAGGACCCGTACGTCGATGGGTAACTACGAACCCGGCTACGATATGGAGCCCGCGAAGCTTTCTGACTTCAAAGAAGGCTACAGCAAAATTTGGAAATCGACGACTTGGCGTAACAGCTTCGTAATTTCGAAGCAGGCTGTCGAAGATAACCAGATGATGACGATCAGCACTGACGCTATGGGCTTCGTCAAATCGTACGGTCGTACCCGTGAAATCTTCGCTTTCGGTATGCTTGCAGGCGCTCTCACCGGTTCGTATACTCAGGGCAAATTCACGTTCGACTGCCGCGGCATGGATACCACGGACGGCTCGCTCGAAGGCACGAAACAGTTGTTCTTCACGAAAGACCACTTGCCTCCCATTACGACCGGTCGTACCGAAAAACAGAGCAACAAGTTCCACTGCCACGTTGACCTTACGGCTCCTAACGCTCACCTCAAGATTCTTAACATCGTCGGCTATGTAGAAAACCAGATGATCAACTACACCGACTATGACGGCAACCCCACACCGATGGCCCCGACGACTCTGCTCGTTCCGAATCACTACGCATTCAGAAACGCATTGCTCGCTGGCTTGAAGACTCAGTACACCGAAGTGCTCGGCAACAACGGTCTCAATATGGAATTCGGCAAGTGGACGGTCCTGACCACTCCGTACCTCAACAACCTGAAAGGTTTCTCGAACGCTGACCAAGCATTCATTATGATTGACCCCGCAGCGAACAAAGAAAACCTCGGCGCAGTGTTTATCGACCGTGTTCCCCTCGAAGTTTCTTCGTGGTTCGATCAGCCCAACGAAGCGAACGTTTGGAAAGGCCGCGCAAGATACAGTGCAGGTTTCGGCGACTTCCGTTCGATGGCCTACGTACACTGCGGCGCTGACCAAATGGACGCTCTGTACGATACCGGCGCTAAGAGTGGCGGCACGTACAACACTACGGACATTCCCGAAGCAGACGTCGCTCCTGCAGGTCTCGGCGTAGTCGTGCAGAACACGTCTACCAATCCTGTTCAGACGAAAACTGTAACCTAATACACAAAGTTGCCCCACCTCGATGCAACGTCTCGGGGTGGGGACTTTTATAAGAGGCAATTATGAACATTTCAGAATTTACGACAAGAGTCTTAAACAAGCTATTTATCACTGAACAAGATTCGAAACAGTTCGGATACGATAGCAAAATAATTCCTACGTTGAACGAATGTTTGACGTTCATTGCTAACGACGTCCTCGCAAACCGAGTGACGATTCCTTTCGACGTAGCGTACGACACGAACGGGTATCTTCCCGAATGCTCATTACCGAGCGACGTGCTGTCGGTATTGTTTGTTGACACAGACGTTCCTGGTGCAACGTACTATCAGCCCACTCGTCGTACGATCAGATTTAATTACCCCGGCAAATACTTAGTCATTTGCGATACGTTATATCCGAAGATTGAAACGGGTGACACAGAACATAACTGTGAAACTATCCCTGAGTCGGTTATGACGTGCGCTGTGTTATATGTCGCTGCTCAACTTATGCGAGACATCGACTTAACGACGGCTATTACTATACAGAACGAATACGAGACAGCGATTGCTCGTCTTGATAACGGTATATCCGATTTACAAGAATCGTTCAGATTTGTACCTAAGTGGTGACCTATGGAAGACAAACTTATTTTTGAAGTATCTAAAATCGAAGACGACTATACAATGCGCGTCGGTGAGAACGTCACTGGCGACGAAATTTTTCAAGGAATGGCGGTGTTAGTCAAAGAACTTGGAAACAGGCAACGTAAGATTGACCCGAATTTCTCTGACAAAACTATCATACGAGGAGTAGAATTATGGCTTCGATATCTCGAAAACGACCAATAAGATATAACGTCCCGGCGTCTCGCGATTTACGTAAAACGTATACGTCGAGCGTCACGAATTTCCGCGGGATATACAATACCGAGACGACGATAGAAATGGCGCCGGGTGCAATGAACGACGCCTGTAACGTTTATGTCGACGAAGACTATCGTCTTGTCACGAGGAAACGTCTCACGCCGTTGTTCTTGCCTGAGAAAGACGTAACGGTCATTGACTCGGTTTCTCTGGGCGACGATATCTACGCGATTATTAAGGACAACACAACCGGTGCCGAGCACGAATATGCGTTCTTGAAGTTATACCCGACGAAGACGTATATTGATTACCGTGTGACGGCTGACAGTAGGTTGTTCGTTGCAAATAATAGTATATACATTACGAGGTGCAACTCGGACGATCAATTCGGCGTACTGCTTTATAACGGTACGTCCGTTTCCTCGTTGACCGAAGGAGCGAATATACCGACCGTATACCTTGACCCGACAGGTCGTCGTGTTGCCGTCAATGAGTACGGTGACGCGAGTGAAGCGTTGAATATTTTCAGTACGAAAGCGAACAACGGTCCTGGTTTCAGGTTTTCTTCGTTGAGCTATTCGACACCGTATGACCTCAGAGGAAAGTTCCAGAATTACATCACTACCGAAGCCAGCTACGCAACTGCAACTCTTCCTGCCAGATGGGAACGAGACGCGTGCGACGCAAGTGGTGGTGTCCTCGTAACGATTGCGAGAATGAAGAACGAGTACATTCCTCCTAGTGGAGCGCTGTGGTCAGGTGCCGACGTCGGGTCGTCAGAGACAAGTGGTATCCCTTCCGGAGTGCAGTGCGAGTGTAGAATATGGGTTTCAAGTGGTGTAACGGTTAACACAAAAATCGTTCATTTGAATATGATACGATCGTCTGGTAATCAGCCATTATCTACGAACATAATAGAGTTAGTCCCGAGCGGGTCAAATAAGAACTGGGACGTTGACGTTGACGGCGAATTTACAGATGAAAACATTCTCAGAAAATACCACATTGATTGGGCGTGGGCGCTAAACAACACATCGATTCCGGACGACGTCATCGTCAGGGTTGGTATTTCGAACTACGGTATAGTTGAAGGTAGCAAACCTACTAACAGCTCGCAGCAGTGGGGTATTCACGATTTCACGTATAAAGTCGCAGGGCCGTCAGGGTACGTCGACACGTTCTATTCGTGCGAAAACAAAATATGTTTGATGAGTCCTGTCGACTACGGCGAGACTTGGGAAACCGAACAGAAACAAACGTACAAAGCGTTGGCGGTGTACGCAACTGTTTCATCTGGTGACTTGAAAATCGAAACACTTGCTTTCAACTCATTGGCCGAAGGAAGCGTTACGTCGTACGCTGTATCAGATGCAGACCTTCCTGACACCCTCACAAGTATCAAAGACGTGACATTGCTCGCTGCGTTCAGAGTGAGGTACACTAAAACCGACTACGAACCTGAGTATATGCTTACGAAGTCACCGCCTGTCGCAATATATCTGTTACGTATCGGCACGACGTTATACACGTACTGTCCGATATCTGGTGAGACAGGTGAGATGAAAGCGTTCTCACTTCCGTTCAATAACGCCGATAATACGCCTACTGTATTGGGGTTGTCGTTTGCCTCTAACGAGATATTCGTTCAAGGTGAAACCGGAACCACCCACACCTATGCGTACCCTGTCATTGGACATATCTTTGCGAAAACCACTGACGAACTCAGAATCTTTGGAATAAACACTACCGTTTCAGTGAATATTACAACGTCTACTACGACGACGGTTTCCGTTTCCAGTATCAAACCGGTACTCACAAAGTACGCTGACTACACGTCCGTCTTGCTTGACGGTGTTGAAGTAAACCCGAAGTACACTGAGCTTATTATGAATGACGAGATTACGTCGTTCGTTGCTAACGCTACAACGCTCGTAACGAAATATTCTCGTTCGTTCGGCAGTGAAGCGTCTTTGAAGATTGTAAACGTTTACGCATACACTACGCCTGTTCTCGGACAGATTCAAGACGGAGCGTTTACGCACAAGTTCGAACAGCAAGGCGATGGTTCTATGAAAGTTCTTGCCGGCTCCGGATCGATAACGTATGCGTACTCTGAATCTCAACTTTATGGCACGACCGGTACAAACGGTTCGGCGTACGCTGACCCGATATTCGATATCACTGAGAAAATCGGCACTGCGCTCTATACTGTTTGGAACGACGCCCGAGAAGCAATGAAGAACATCGACGGTGTCTACTCGATGAACAACTGTATCATCTTCACGTCCGGCAGGAATTTCGCGTACTCGATGACCTTCAGCCCGAAGTATGTCGACCCTTATTCGTGGGAGCAGATGTCGTCAACCGACGATAAAGTTCTTGATATCCTCGCAATAAGTCCTACGGCGGCGATTATGTCGACCGAGAAAGGCGTATACTGGATTCTGGGTACCGGCACAGGTCAATTGACTCACTTGAAACCCGTTGTGTCACAGTTCGACATACACGGACGTAAACGCGGTAGCTTTGCACGTCGAGCAATGGACGACGTACCTACTATAATGTGCGACGACGGCGTTATGATGTTCGTCGGTACAAGTGAAGTGACTGAGACGGCAAAGAACATTGCCACGATGAGCTCTGCGATATTCCAGAAGTACGACGAGTTCCTTGCAAACGAGAAACGTCGCTTTACGTTCAGAGGACGTTGGTACAATATGTATTGCATATCGACCGGAGCTGAGACGAAGATTGTCTTCTTCGACGTCAGGTCGTCGGCGTGGTGGTACTGGACGTTGCCCATCGACGCAATGAAATTCTTCCGTTCTGGCGACGACTTGCTCGCTCTGACGAGTAACGGACTTATATACAAGTTTACAGACGAGGATATAATTTCGAATAACGGATACACTGCCCGATATAACGACGAGCTGGTAAACGTTTCTTTTGAAAACGTGACGCCCTTTTATGAAAACTTGCAATATAAAGTACAGTGGTATATACAAACGCACCCAATGAGTCTCGGGAACACAACGAAGAACAAGAATATGCGTGACATTGTCCTTGCGCTATATCCGAACGAGACCGTTAAGAATTTCGAAATGAACGTTGACTTCGAAGTGTATACACGCGAATTCACCGATGGACGTCCGTACATTACCACTGAAGATATCAAAGAATTGAAAGTGTTGTTGTTACGTACGTACATTCCGAAGTTCCAGTACATCGCAGTGCGTATGTATTCTAAGAATGACTTATCAGTATACGAGAAGTTACAACTTCGTTCCCTTGCGTTCGAATATCGAATTTTGGATAGGTTAAATTAAGATGGCAAAGAAAAATCAATACACTCGCGAATCTTATAATGCCGTAATGCGGGCAGGAGACTTCGACGATTTGTCGAAGACTCTGTCCGCGTCGAATTATGACGCTACATTTGGACAGTACGACACCGCATTACAACAGATCGACGAGTTTTACGTTGGACTCCAAGATACGACGAGAGAGTTATACGCGAACGCTTATGAGAATGCTAAAACGCAATCCGAAGCGACGGGCACATACGCTCTGCAGCAGAGAGAACAACTGGCCGGAGCAACAGGTTTGCTCGGCTCGCGTAGATACGCCGATCAGGTCAATCAGAAATTCTTCGATATGACTGACGTGAAACAAGACTACACAACGAAACTCGGTGAGCAAATACTCAGCCTCGAACAGCAGCGTCAGAAAGCTGCGGAAACTGTTCAGGCTGAACGTACGAAGTTCGGCGAGTATTTCGAATCGAACGTTGCAAAGATGAGCACGTACATTTTAAGTCGACTCGACCCGAATGTGATTGACCCAGCGACTGGGGATATCAGTGCGTCGCAACTCGAAGCACAGGGCTATGTGAAACGTAACGCTGACGGCACGTATAGTACGACGAGTAAGTTCAAACACATCCTTGCCCAGTTCGCCGACTCCGACCCTGCGAGCGTTCAAGCATATCGTGAAGAGTTGTTTGCGTCTGACAAAGACTTGTACGACTTCTACACTCAGTACTTCCCGGCCGCAATGCAAGCCGCAGGCGAGTTCTCAGATGGCGAGTTGGCGAAGTTCTCAGACGATAAGATTTACGCGAACGAATACTATAACGAGGCGAACTTAGAAGTATATCGTCAGGTGATTGACCGTCAGAATGGCAACCCGGCATTGCAACGCACTATGCGTAAAGCGCTTATGTACGGCACGAACGATATGGCCGACTTCACGAAGATGAGCGACGCTGAGATAATCAAGTGGGCGAAATCGATCAACGTTGAAACTGGTACGTCGCGCATCGACCAAGAATTTGTCGATTCTGCAAAGAAAAACCAGAATAAAACAGACGTCCGTCTCAAAGACAAATCACTTTCTGAATGGCACGATTCTAACAAAGTCATTACTGCCGGAAATAAGAAATACGTTCTTGATAGCGATAAGAATGCAAAATTCTCGTCAACAGCAGGCCAACCGCACGAAGCCGCGAAAGAACGTGCGACCTTGTGGGACGGCTCGACCGGGAAACTTACAGATTTGGTAAACTCTGGTGTAGTGACCGTCGGTGACGTCGTCATTGTTAACGGACAACCGTACTTAGTTGTACGCGCCGATAAGGACAAAGCTACAAATGCGGACGTCCGTCTCAGAAAAGTTAGAGAAGTATAAACGGAGATTCTATGGCTAGGAAATATACAACTTCAACCGAACTAAACCCTACCGAGTATTTACTTGACCAAGCGAAACACAGTCGTTTCTACAGTCCAGATAAATACTCGCAACTCGTTGCTGCCGGTGACCCGGAAGCGATTGAGTTATACGTCAAAGAACAAGCGATATTCGCAAGTCAGAAACCGATTAACTCTTGGGACGAGTCGTTTTACGACGACCTCAGAGGCGACGAGTTCGCTCAAGAAGTATATCGTAACGCACAATACTTCGAAACTGATGAGAACGAGTACGCCGTGACTATGGAAGCATTGACCGAAGCGCGAGCTGCAGCGGTCGCTGAACGTGCTTATCAAGCACAGACCGGAGCGAAAAAGTTCTTCTCAACTATCGGTTACGGCCTCGGCGAAGCACTCGGCGTGTTTGCAGCGTCAATGACCGACTTCGTCAAATCACTTGTCGACGTCGGCTATTACATCGGTACGGCAATTACGAACGAAGGTGAAGGCGAATGGAACAGTCTGGCCGACGTTGAAGGGTACGGTGAAAATTTCTCGTTCACGAACTACATTATGGAAACGTTCGAAGAGAAAGGCCGCGGCAAATCGCCCACGTCTATGAAGTGGTCCGGTCTTGCCGAAGGATATACTGTACGCAACCAAACGGTCGAGTTTTTCCAGTCGTTATTCGATAACGTTGCAAAGATGGTTCCGGCAATCGTTGGACGTGCCGTCGGCTCGCCCGGCTTAGTTATGTTGTACGCCGGTGAGATGTTCGGTACGATTTACGAATCGACTATCACTGACCCTGAGTTTATAAAACTCGGTGAGGAAGGTAGGACTGGCGAACAGTGGGCATTGATTGCTGAACGTCTTGCAACGGAATACGGTCCTGAAATGTTGTTCGGCGGTGGCGCATATGGCGTCGGTTTCTTTGACCTCGCAACACGCGTATCTAACAAGATTCTTGCAAGCGGCGCAATCACTGCTGGACGTAAGTTCGCTGCTGGTGCTGCGAAAGTTATTCTGGACGCCGCTCAGGAAGGTACAGAAGAAGCGATCACCGAATGGCTGCAATGTGGACTCGATTCCGTCATTATAGACGGCAAATGGGAAAAGGTCGACCGTGAAGACGTCTTGATGGCGTTTACTATCGGTGCATTGTCCTCGTTCCTTATCAGCGGTGCGCAAATCGCAGTGCAACAGCAAATCACTGTCGGTGACATAAAACTCAACAAATTCGAATCGTGGCTTGCTGGCGACGGTCTCAATAACTTGTTCCGTGACACCGCTGTATCGAAAGCGGCAGCTGCTGCGAACGTGACTGTTGACCAGTTCCTTACTGATACGCAGTATGCTAAACAAGCTGAGAAAGCTCAGAAACAAGACGCTATGGCGTATCGTTCGACGATCGCTGCTACAGCGCTCTTAGAGTCATATATCAGCAAGAGCAGTCCTGAGTCGTACGGTACGATTACCGAGATGGTAAGCAACTCGTATGAATACCGCGCACGTAAGGTTCGTGAGTACATTACCCAGAAACAGAATCAAGCGAACTGGGATGCTGTAAGTCAAGCCGTCAATAAAGCAGACCCTAACCTGACGTTTACGCCGGTTGGACCGTCTGAACATTCACAGGCGATTGTAAGTAACATTTCCGCTGTACTCGGAATGCAGACAATTGTCGGCGAGTTCGGCGCTATCAATATGGCGGACGGCGGTGCTCCGTTCAAGATTCTCACTCTCGATATTGCAGATGAGAACGGCAAGGTTATGCCTCATCAGGTTTGCCTGATCGACGCACAGCAAATCAAAGACAGTCGCCCGACGCAGTTGTTGCAACACGCGTTGTCCGAACAAGCGTTCGCGGCAGGCATTGCGAAAATGCTTCCGAACTTAACGGTCCGCGATCGTCTTTCTCTTGAAAATACTCTGAGAGTTGTTGGCCGTATAGGCAAAGCGCCTTGGAACAGAGGATATAAACTCGAAACAGATATCGAGCTCGCGAGCGTGGCGTTGTATTCAGACGTTGCAATGCGAGCTATTGCTCGTGCCGACCGTAAGGTCATGACCGAATTGTCAAGAGCGGTCCGCAAACACGTGACCGACCCTAACGCAGAAGTACTGAAGAGAACGAATTTCTTGACGGACCAGATGTTGCAGGATATGTACTTGACGTTGTCGAAATACAATGACTTAATGTACTCCGAACTTGTCCGTAACGGATATGACGTCGACACTGCTAACCTCGACGGCAAATCAGTCGTTGAAAAGAACGAGATTCTTTCTGAAGCATATGCAGAGATTCCGTATTCAGAAAGTGTTTGGTCGTATATCAACGAACTTATCGACTCGTACGTTTCTGAGAACGGCCTTGACGTAACGGACAAAGACACGCAAGAGCTTATCGCTGACGCGTTTTGTGACGTGCAATGGGACGAGAAGTCGAAGAAATTCGTACCGTTGCCTCAGATTGACCCTGTAACGAATGACCAGTTCATCAGAACGAAAATCGACCTGAGCAAGAGAGCACTAACCGCACTCGGAAAGTCAAAAGCTGACGCAGAAGCACAAGTAAACAGTGCTACAACTGTGCGATTCGGAGCAAGTGACATTATTTCAAATGCAGGAATGTATGCGTGTAATGGGGAAAATGCTGCGAGTGTATCAGTTGTTTTGAACGCAGACCCCACCGCAACAGACACGACGGGCAAATCAACCATTATTAAAGCCGGTTCGACGATTGCGAATCGATTCGTTAAAGCGTTTGAAAGAAATCTGCCTGACGAAGTGATGGCCGAGAAGTACGGTAAGTTCTTCCCGGTATTGAAAACCGCCGAAGGACCGAGTCTTCATACAGCGTTAACCGAGATATACAACAAACTGAGTTCCGGTCAAGCATATCGTGAAATCACTATCACGTCAAACGGTACAAGCGTGAGCGCGTTAAACGACGTCACGTTGATACCTGTAATTTACCACGAGTTCCGACATCAAGTAGCCGACATATTCGGTATGGACGCCGGTACGAATATAAACGTTGTACGTAGTATCGTTGCTAAAATGAACGAGACGCAAGTACGCACAATGATGAGGAACATTTACGAACATCGTAAAGAGTTGCTCGACGCCGGCGTGTTCGCTGAAGACGGCAAACTTGTAAAGAAGATCGAGGCACAATACGACTCGACGAATAACTTCGAGACAGTCACGAAAGAAGTCCGTGGCTTGCTGTCGCAATGCATTTACCAGATGAACTACGGTGAAATCTATGCTCGTTCTGGTAGAGCAGTATTGCAAGAAAGCGTGCCGTTGTGGACAACCGCTAAGAAGAGTGAAACCGGCGTTAACGAGTTCGTTGCTAACCAGACGATGAAAGACCTCGGGTTTACTGACGATACGGTCGAAGTTCAGAACACGACGTCGCAATACTTGCCGGAAGACGTGAAAGGTCTCTGGGAAGATATCGACACGACTGATTCTGATACACAGCGTGAGCGTCAAGCCGTAACGCAGTTAGAGAAGTTGTTCGAAAACGACTACGCTCGTTCGATTCTCGGCAAATTGTATACTGAAATCATCGGGTTCGACTTTGACACTCAATATGCAGAAGGCGTTAAAAATGGTGTTCCGGTTATGAGTTGGTTTATTCCGGGCTTTACCGTGAATCCGACTATATCGCTAACATTCTTGAAGTCGTTGTTCATTGCCGATCCGGAACTGTTTGCAGAATATACGAGTATTGTCGCTAGAGGTTCGACGGATTTAATTCGTACGCTCATTCAAAAGCAAGCGATTCAAAACATCTTCGCCGACCCGTTAATGCGTGAAACGTACGGCGACGCGTTTCTTGAAAAATTCCTAGACCTCGAAAATCGATATCCTGCTTCGTACGGGTTCAAGAGTACGATCAAAGAAACTCTCGCTGAATCCAACGGTGTTAATGATTTAACTGCTGCTGAAGTCGACGATCCGCTTGTTACTATCGGAGCATTTAGCGGTACGCAAGCACGCGAAGTTGCTAAGTACTCGTTCACATTAGGGGTAACAATAAGAGAAGCGAGCAAGAACATCGCCGGATTCTTGAAGGACGGCGATCTGAACGGGATATTCGATATAAACGCGTACTCGTTAGAAGGAATCGACGAAATTCGTTCAGTGCTCGCTGACAAAACGAATCCGAAGCTCCATCACGAATACAACATAACTGAAGATTATTTCTCAGGCGATACGTGGTCTCGTACTGTCAACTGGTACTTAATGAAACGGTACTCGGTAATGTACGACCCCGTAACGAAGTCGTTTGTTCCGATGTTCTCAATGCCGACACAAATGTTTTCAGGCGTGAAGAAAGCGTACACCGTCGACGGCAAAGAGGTCGAAATCGACTTTACGCAACACGTTACACCGACGGCTAAGAACACTATGAAACCGTTCGGCAAATCGCCGTTTGAATATACTAACTACGTTGGCAATGACGCCGTTGATAATTTCGGTCAAGCGGTTGTTGTGCGTGCGGAAGATATTATTGACTTGTCAAATCTTCCTAAAGAATTACGAGCGAGATACAAAGATATCCCGATTGTTTTCGCAAAGAACGACGCGAAACCGTTCACGATCGACGGCCGTCCGTTTGGCTTGAGAGCAAATATTCCTATCAGAACCCGCGAGTCGTACTACGACGGCGAAGTTATAGTAGTTGCAGTCGACACTTGGTTTGATGAAGCCGGCAACCCTGCCGCAACAGCCGCACACGAATTCGGTCATGCGATTACCGATATTGGTAGTCGTTCTATAAATATAACGAAATTCGCAGAGAGAATCGATAAATATCTTCCTGAAGGAACATCTGCTCGTACTGCGCTTGCCGAAGCACTTGCTGCCGCGCTTGGTACACCGGACAACGTCGAATCATACATGGACTCATGGCAAGCAGCGTATGCGTTCTATCGAATATTGCAATGCGAACGAACTACCAGAGCACCGTACCGTATTATTGCCGAGCGCTTTCCGACGCGCCTCGAAACCGATTTGAGTACTGGTAAAATAACTCGTGCCGGTAAATTCGCCGACCCGTCGCTCAATATGTTCTTTTTAGGAATATTGCCGGCGTTTACAGCGTCCGGTGTATACTTCTACACCGCAAAGAGCAACGCACAGAAAGCAACGGACGTCGCATATCAAGTCGAGACCGACCTTGGACTGGGTGTAAACGAGACGGATAGCTTGCGAGCATACGGCTTCTCAGATGAGTTTATCGATATATACTCGACTGGTCGAATGACGAACAACGACGTCAGACGTTTGATTTACAGCGATAACATCGGTAACGCTGACGCTTGGAACTTCGTTACGACGGTATTGTACCCCAACGAACAAGTAAGTGCGGCATTGTCGGGCACGATACAACGCAACTTGAAAGATATTCCGGAGTTGTTGCTCATCATATATTCGATGGGTGACAAGAAAGGGACGTTCAAATCGTCGCAAGACGTTATGGACGCGTTCAACGACACGCTTGCCGCTGACCCGAACGTCTACACGAAATACTCAAAGCTCGTCGATAAACTGTTGACGAACACGAACGTTGCAAGTGGAACGGCGAACGTATGGTTGTTATCGTACGACGGACCGATATTGACTTACGATTGCGCGAAAGCGTACGTCGATCAAGCGAAATACGGCTTCACGCCTGACCTCAAAACGACCGCGATTGAGGTAACGACGTCTGAAGGAAAGGACGTTCTTATTACAGATATCAATGGCAAAGGCGTCACGGAATCGACCGAAGATATTGCTATTCGAAACCTCGAAGAACAAGGCGTCGACGACGTTATTCCGTCGACAGAGCTTGGCATACCGAAAGACGAGTTTATGAAACGGTACAAAGAAGGTATCGCACGTATGAGCGAAAAAGAGCGCATTCACGCGTGGGACGTCTTGGAACTGCGTCAGGCCAAAGCGGACTTGAAAGCAAAATTCGGCGACGAATGGAACGACGTTCGAAAGGAAATGCAACAGTTGTTGCAGCCGCAAGACCCGAAATACAAGTTATCTACGGTCCATCAGCACATTCTCAACAGAATACGCGCCCAGATAAGCAAGGCACGAATGAACAACATTGACGTCTCTGGACTTCCTCAGAAAGGCGTAGACTACAACCTGTACACCGACACCGAAACGCTGATGCTCATCGAAGAGACGTACGCAAATTACGTCAAGGATAGAATCAACGCGAAAGAAGTCGCTGAAGTTAGGTCAACGCTCAACATTAAACCTGAAAACGAAGGTGTGAAAGCAATCAAGGAATCTGCTCGTAAGAAAGCTAAGAAAGGCGCACCTGACACGCAGCAAACGCCTGTCGACAATATGGAAGACGTTCCGGTTAAAGACGGAGTTATTCCTGTTGTTATTCCTGAAGAAACGGACACGACGGTTGAGACTGAGACGAGCAATGTTAAGAAAATCAAGAAGCCAACTGCGGTAACACCGTCTGAGCTTCCGTCCGAGTGGAAAACGGTATTTGACATGAAGTCGCCAGATGAAAAATATGACTACGCTTCAAACTTGCGGGCAATGGGTTTTTCAGACGATTTCATTGAACACTTGCAAACGATAACGTACCCTCATCGAGGGACTATGATTGCTCCGAGTTGGATAGACGAGCGTGTGTCAATGTACAACGGCACTAACCCCGAGGTTATCGGCAACGCTACTGCGTGGGCCGTAGTATTATCGAAGTTTTATCCGAATTCTCAGTTCAAAACTCTGGACCAAATACAGCAAGCGTTGTACTGGTTGCCTCGATTTGCGTCGCTCGACACAACGTCGACTGGCGTTCGTGATATGGCTCTCGACGAGTCAACGGTCAACGAATATTTCAACGAAGCGCAATGGGAACAAATGCAGCTGATGATCGAGAGACGAATTAAAGACCCGAAGAGTGAAATGGTTTCGTGGATTCTCGACACAATGACGTTGCCGTTCACTGTCCAGAACGTGTACGCGTTCCTCTTGAACTACGCACGTAAGAAAAGGGACAAAGGTCTTACTGCAGCAATTGGAATACAGCAAAGAACGAACCAGTTGACGCCCGCGCAAAGACAACAAGTGTATGACAAGATATTACTTGAAACAGGTAAAGACGCACACGACGTCGAAGCGATGGACGATACCACGTTGCGTGTTGCTCAGAAAGAAGTGTCTGAAATTGAAAAGCGTAAGAACTCATACAAGCTCGAACCGGAACAACAGTTCTCGACTGAAATTGACCCGGTGAAAGTTCGTGAAGAAGCGCTTGCCGAAGCTAAGAACGCCGCGGAAATCAAAGCACGCAAGGAAGAGTACAAACGACAGAGGCAAGAAGAAAACCTCGCGAATGCCGCTGAAAATGCGAAGATTCGCAATGCTGCTCTTGCCGAAGCTGAAGAAGCGTATGAAGCGAACAAAAACATAAAGGTTGAGAAATCTAAAAAAGGCGGTCGCTTGATCGAAGCAACGAACTTAACGACTGGCGGTCCGGACGTCAAATCGAATCGTAAACCGAAAGACTACGTCCTGAGTCCGAACACGAAAGAACGTTTCAATAAACTCAAATCGTGGCGTCCGAGTAGAAACCTCAGGCCTATCACGGATATCGAACAGTTCAACAACGCGTTCAAAGCTCAGTTGATGGAATGGAGCAACGAGTCGATCGTTGACTTTATGGATATGGTCCGTGCGAAGTACCAGAATCTGAGTGACTACCAGCGTCTTGCGATATTCTACACGCTCGCAACGTTGTATGAGTTCAACCAGAATATGTCTCTGACAACGCGTGACCTTGTCGGTCAGTTCAGAAAACGACTGTCAAGTAGTTCTGGTACGCTGCTCGCTGCACAATCGCACGTTGAAAATACACAAGCCGACGCTGACCGTTACCGTGACGCTGCTCGTAAGATGGGCATCGTTGCAGATGAAGAGTTGCTTGCAGCGTTTGTCGACGCTCGTCGTTCTGGGGACTACAAGAAAGCAATGGAAATACAGCAACAACTGTTGCTCGATATGGCGAACAAGATTCCTAAGATACGTGAGTTGCTGAAACAGAAACGTTACCACGAAGCTCTTAAAATCATCACTCGTCGTATCAACTCGTTCAGGTACACTGCGATGTTGTCGAACCCGTCAACGCACGTCAGGAACTTAACGTCGAACATTGCCCTCAGTGGAATAAACGAAGTAAGCGAACGTCTTGCACAACGCTTAGCAGTCAAAATCAACGAGAAGCTTGGAATAAAAGGCGAATTTGTTCTCACTGCGAAACGTCATAAGTTCAAGGATATTCCGTCTGACGTCAGAGCGTATATCGATCAGAAACTTATCAACAATGGACGTCTCGACGCTATCTTGAACGGTAGTAAGTTCAACCCGACGAGCGATAACGTTATCGAGAATATCACGAACGCGTATCCGTTCTTCGGCGACGACGTTGTAAACAAAGCATTACAGAAGTGGTACACGTTCACATTCGATATGCTGAGTAAAGGCGACGCTATATTCCTCGGCCGCGAGATACAGATACGTCTCGCACAGTACCTTGAATCACTGAATAAACCTCTTAAAGACATAAGCAAAGACGACTTCGAGATGTTACTCAATATGGCTCTCGACGACGCACAGCAACTGTACCTCCGTAAGTCGAACAACTTCACGAAGTGGTACGCTAAGATGTCCTACGAATTCCCGGTCCTCGGATTGCTGTTCACGTCATTCTTACCGTTCGCAAAGGTCACTGCGAATATCACGTCATTCTTGATTCGATTCTCGCCGTTCAACTGGGTGAAAGTCCTTGCCGACGCTGCAGCGTATAAATACCAGACGCAAACATTGTTCATTGAGACAGTCGAAACGCGTGTCGACCCGATCACCGGTAAGACGTATGAAGCTCTCATACAGAAGAAAGTAATGCGCGGCGGTGACGCCGACAAAGCACGTCAACGTGGAAGTCAGTTGTATGATATCGTTCCGCAATTCGCGAACATCATCGGTCGAGACATTTCCTCAGCGACGATAGGCACTGTTCTGTTTGCAATGGGCATTGCTGCTGGTCTGGGTGGCGTGCTTGACTGGGACGAAGATACTTATGGCAACCTCGTCATTCGTGTCGGTGATTACGCAATCACAATCGACTTGTTGTCACCGGGTATCAGTGCGTTGCTCCTTGGTGCGTCGATCACGAGCAAGACGAAGATGAACGACAAGACCTGGGACACGTTCGCAGACGTGTTGAGCAACCTGACCTTGCTTGGAACATTCGACGATATCTTGCGGTACAACGATAACGTCGGTGACGTCGTTGCAAGTGCGTGGGGTACGTATCTGTTACAGTACGTTCCGGCGCTGTTCAAGAGCATCGCGCGTGTTATCGACCCGAGCCTTAAGAAAACAGGGTCGAAGTGGTATTACCGCCTTGCTGCGGCACTTCCTGGGTTTACGTATCTCGTACCGAACAGAGTCGACCCGTATACCGGTGAGTACGTCAATGACGACGGAACACATCGTTGGTTGAACTTAATGCAGATCGTGTTGCCTACAAGAATTATCAAGGAAAGTACGAATTACCTCGAACTCGAAGCGATACGACTTGGCACGACGACCACAGGACCGAGTGGCAGATTACAATACAACGACGACGTGGTTGTTCTCACTGGTAAGGACAAAGAACAGTACGAACAGAGACGTGGGGCATACGTCAGGTCGTTAGGCAATAAGATGGTTTCGAGTAAAGAATATTTGGACGCGCCCGACGAGTTGTCGAAAGAAACAAAGAAAGCCACAGGAAAGCGTGATAGAAAAGATATGCTGGAATGGGTTTACAGTAAAGCAAGTAAGTATGCGAAGATTGAATATTGGTTGAATAAAGGAAATACGTACACTACGTCAGATGTGAACGAGTATCAAGAATTGGTCGCGATATTCGGACCAGATAAAATCAAGTTCAGGAAAAGCGGAAAGCTGCTAACGAAATTTACGAAATAAAAAAAAAATACCCTCGACATTACGTCGGGGGTATTTATATTTAGTGGAGACAGATGAAGTTCGGAATGAGCTCGTGGGCGTATCGGATATAGAAGTCGTAATCGATATCTAAGTCCTTGAGATTATACTCAGAAATATCGCCGTTGATCAAGATTATATTGTCCGGGCAATCCGGGAAACGGTGCGCGGAGCCGTCTTTAATTTTGTACAACGTACCGATGCCGCGGCGTGATACGACAAATCGATTCGTGTTGTTGACCTCGAGTTCTTGTGTGTTGGTCTTGTATATCGTCCGTTCAAACGAAGTACCACTCTTGACGCACATAGCAAAGTCCATTATGTCAGTACAATTACGGACAGTTTCTTCGATCGGCGTACCGTCGAGCAAGAGCTTGAATGCCGCAATATGAGATATAGCGTACGACGCGGGTTTTAACCTATCACGCTTCGGATATACCCACGAACCTTTGCTCTTCGCTTGTCCGTTGTCTTTAACGAAGATGTAGTTATTGACGTTGTTCTGAACAAGCATTTTGCCAGCGTCGACCTCAAACGTGAAGCCAATGCGTTTGTTGATTTTCTCGACCGCTTCCTCAAAGCCTTCCCAGTTAGGTACGTATAAGAACGCGCCATCAGTATTTGTCTGAAGTACTTCAGTCCCCGGGAATTGTTTCTTCAAGTCGTTGACAACGGCAATCAAGAGAAACTCACCGACAGCGCACATTGTTATGATACGCGACGGGTCATAGAATTTCGAGTACTTGTTGCGCATTGCTCCAGAAACAGCGTTGATGAGGACTTTGTACTTATCACGCAGTGACTTCGCTTGCTTGGCGGACTCGAAATCGCCAGCAGCTTCGTACTCAGCAACCTTGACCTTTAAGTCTCGGACAGCTTTTATCATATCGCCGAATATTCTCTTGCCAGCTTCGTCCATACCACGCGGCATAAGGTCAAAGTTCATAAGCATATTCGGATAGTACTGTGTAACGTCAATCGAGAAGATTTTACCGTTCTCGTTACTCTTGACGATAATCGGTTGCTCGAAGTCGCTATGCACGCCGCCAACGCCGAGCTTGTACACGTCGCCGTCATACACGAACGTACGTACTTCGTTCTGGTCTTCTAACAGGAATGCGAACGGGTCAACGCCGTCGAGCATTTCCTTAATGTAATCGAGAACGTAGATCGATGAACGTTTGTCCTCTGCAGCAGTGCACGGCGTTTTCTGTACGCCGGTCGCTTCTGCGGTGAGTCCTTGCATTGTGCGCTGATACGCTTTCTGAAGAGGAATGTTGTAGTGTTCCGAGACGTATTCGTGTATTGAGAAATATCCTTCGCGGTCGTGGAACAGTCGTAATGCTGCATTTGTGTCGGCGTGGCAATACTCGATGATTTCCATCTTGTCACGCGGACTGAGATTTTCTTTACCGAACGGAACGCTTGACTCGACTATCGACATACCTTGATTCGCTTCATACATTTTCAATGAGCCGAATTTCCAGTCGCTGTACAAGTCAATCCAGTTCCAACGGTAATGCCCGAAGTGTGACGTCCACTGTGTCGAGACGTCGTGAATAAGGTTATCAGACACTTCGTACACTTCTGAGGGAGTACAACCGCTTACAATTGCATACAGAATGTACAAGTCGTATGAGCGGATATTGAAGCCGATAAGACGGCAATTTGCAATTAAGAGACGCAGGGTACGTACCGCTGCAGGGTCGTCGGACGTGATAACGCTGATTTTTTCAGGCGTATCAACACGACGAGTGCAGCAGCACCACCAGTTAGGGAAGACTTCGAAGTCGAAGATGATGTTAATTAGTTTTGTTGTCGACATAAGTAAACCTCAATACAGTATTCTGTCCAGCGTCATCGGGTAATTTGGCGCTAGTGATGAAGAGCAGTGAACACAACTCAGATACGAAACTATGTTTTCCTATCGGGCGCATACCGTTAAGCTGACAATACAACGCGTATTCCGCGAAGACAGAGCCAACGTCTCGGCCAATAAGCGAGTCGCGAGTGATGTTCTCGTCGTCGATATATTCGGACAATGCCGATTGCATACGCTGGTAAGCTTGTAAGTTGTTGTCAACCACAAACGAGCGAGTGAGTTCGCCGCGTTCAAGAGCGGCACGTATTGCCGACGCTGCAAGGTAAATCAAATACTCGAAGTCGGCTTCGCTCAGCTTGTCACAGAAGAAGGTCGTCGGCTTTTGTATCTTAGTATTCATATCGATGAGCACTAAACGACGCATAAAGCCCGACGTACGGTCAGCCGTGTTCGGCAGCTTGTTCGTAGTGAAAATCATTGTTGCGTAGTTCGAAAACGATGACGGGTGACCGAACTTACGTTGTATCATCATACGTTCGCCCGATACAAGTTTCTTGATAAGAGACGAATCGTTGATTTTACCGAACGGGATATCGTCGCCGATATTGACGAGCTTTCCTACAAGCTCCCACGGGTAAAACGTATTTTCAAGGTCCTGCAGCGACAAAAATGACGCATTCTCTTCACCGACGAGTGACGTAATGATACGCAACAACGTCGATTTGCCCGTTCCGCCTTCGCCATAGATAAGATACATCTTTTGGAACAATGCTCTTTTAAGCAAGCAATCGCCGATCATTTCGAGTATAATCGCTCGTTTCTGAACGTCGTTGTTCGAGCACATATCCAAGAACGCGTTCATAATCGCGGTAGGTGGAGCGTTTTCTATATAGTTGTGGTTTATGTGAGTCGACACAAAAAGCTGTTGTGAGTGCGGGAACGTTTCCCCAGTCTTAATATCGAGTACACAGTTGTTAAAAGATATGAAATGCCAAGCGGCGTCCATTTCGTCTTCGACAAGTGGCGCTTTGGTCAGAAGGTGTTTGTACACTTCTTCACGGCTTGTTGAACGGAATTGCGGCGCATATTCGACAGAGATTTCACGTTCAATGAAACGGTCTGCAATAGGTTTGTAATAACGTCCATCGAACACGTATAGTCGTTTCTCATCGCTGTAAAACTGTTTGTCAAGCAACATTTGACGTGCAACGTCCACTTCTTGCTCAGCAAGAGTCTTACGTTTTGTGCTGTTGCTCGGCGCGGTGAGATTCGATTCGCGCAATACCGTCGAGTTAAGTTCAGCGTTCGATAACGGCTTCGCAAACAGACACTCGTTTATCATCTGCCCGATAGCGGACAAGGACGCAACGTCGTTTGTCTTGCTCTTGACGCGGTTTATCCATCTGAACAATGCATCGTTCCGGCCGTCGCCGTCGTCTAAACCCATGAGGTTGACATCATCGAGATTGATCGACCCCGCTTGACCGAAAGGGTATAACGGAATCGGTAAGTAGTCAACTTGTTCATCGAGATGAGTCCACTCACGATCAGGGTCATTGAGCGGCAAGACGATATATCCACGCCCATCGACGCGGTAGTCGACTTCTAAGGACGACATTGTAACGACGTGCGATGAGTTAGTGATTGTCCGAGCGATGCGCACTTCCGCAGGCAAACGAAAAATGAAGTGCATTCCGCGAGACGTTTTGAAGTAACAACAATGAATGTCGTTCAACTCAACATATTTTCTGACCGCGTTTGCAGTGATCATATCGTCACAGTCGACAACACAATGTCCTTCTGACACTATCCAGCCGACACGTTGATTTGGCCCAACGTACAACGTTTTGTAGGGGTACTTCTGAATGCCCTCAGGTGTCTTGTCACCCGCTTTAATCAGACGGTAAACTGAGTTAGGAAATATAGTATTAAACCTTTCGAATTCGGTCATATTATACCTCCGAGTGACGTGTCACCGAGCGCAAGTACTCGTCAATCGTCTGTTTCGTCTGGACAGCGTGGTACACTTTCTCGTCAATCGTTCCTCTTGAAATCAACGACGTGAAGTACGTTTCCTTGGTCTGTCCAACGCGATAGATACGTCCTTGCATTTGGGTCCATTCAATGTAGCTGTAATCATACGAGTACATAACCATTCGCCGCGCCCACGTTTGAAGGTTCAGTCCTTCGCCGCGGCTTATCTGTCGTAAGAACGTATTTGCATACGGCAGCAGAGATACTTCGTCTGTTACAGTTCGGTTTTCTTCGGCAAGCATTCGTTCGATCATTTCCTTTTCGTAGATAAACGAATAGGCAATAATGATATTCTCATCTTTGTGCTCACGAATGTATTTCCGCAGTGCTTCGATTTTCGGATTCTTGTCAGGGCACAAGTTCTTAACAAGCTGTTTCCCAGTATCAATATCGTTATAATAAATGAAACCGCCTGCAGCTTGTCTTGCCTTAGCGCACGCTTCGAGTTTCGCAACGATAGAGATATCATCGTCATTCAGAGCGATGATACCCGCTTCAATCGCGGAATACTCAGGCGTTGCCATACCGTCGACGTATATCACATCTTCGTGACGCTCTGGTAACTTGTGAACATCGTCCAGATTGATACTGTCGCAGTATTGAGCGAACGTCGAACTAAGTTCGTCGGCAAATTGCAATCTGACCGTTGTCGGCTTACTGATGTTCTTTGTACCATACCGCGTTGCAACTGGGAACGAATACGTATTGTAATAACGCCCAATGAACGCTGAGTCAGGATACTGGAACTCAGCAACACCCATATTACGCAGAATACGGAAGGTGTCGATGTACGAGTTAGCAGCGATCGTTGCCGACGCTCCCCATACGACTTTCGCTTTCTTAGACAGCTTCGCAGCAATACGCGCAGTCTGAGTGTTACAACCTTTGATTTTGTGGCACTCGTCGAAGATGATATAGTCGAACGTAGGGAGGTTTGCGATACGAGGGAACATATCGTAGTGCAGATACGTCACGTCGTGATTGATAGGAATACCGAGCTTTTCCCACATATCGAAGCGCACTGACTTCGGGGAAGCAATGAGAACTTTACCGCGTTTCAATTGGTTGAGAGCCGCGATGAGAGCAAGTGTCTTGCCTACGCCGCAGTCCCAATAGAGAATGTATCGTGGGTGTGATAAAAGTAAATCGACGCCAGAGATTTGATAGTCGAATAAATCGTACTGACGTCCAGAATTATCTGTTAGTATCATTTAAGTTATTCTCCAAACTATTCAGTTCTACAATAAACTTATCAAAATCGTTTACAACTAACGCTATTCCACCCGCTTTCGTGATGTTTGCTAGTTGTATTTTCTGATGTTCCGATAAACCGTTCTTACGGCCGGGGCGCTTGACTTCGATGCCGATGAAATGTCCGTGGTAACATGCAAGTATGTCGGGTATTCCGCGAGGCATTTCGGGCGATGCTGCTATCTTAACAAACCACGCCCGGCGTCGCATAAGTTCGGTTTTAATGAGATTCTCGAGTTGTTTCTCCGGACCCGCTGTCGACATCGTCTTCCTCCGAGGTGGCGTTCAAGTTTAACACTGCTGATAAGGCGCTGATAACCATATACAGGTGCGACGCGATTTCGTCAGCTGCCTCACTGTCAGACAATTTAGAGGCATTAAGCAACGACGCGCTTGTGCTGTATTTCAAAAACCACTTATCGTATTGTTTGAACTTGCGTTTGTTACGAGAGCACGCGAAGACGTAAATACAATACCCTGACGGGTCGAGTTCTTTGACTTTCTTTAACAGAGATTCTGTGAGTGCTGGAACGACGGTAACTGTTCCGTCAACGAGTCTTTCCTCAGTAGTAAATGACACTGGAACATCTTTGAAAATTCCATCGTGCTTTGAGCTAACCAGCTCGTATGTTGGGCCATCGAAAATGATTATCATACTGTCTCCTTATAAGTTTTCTGCAATGTGGACTTTGAGAACGTCCGATGCATATTTCACGCGGCACAACGGGTGTCCGCTACAAACGCTGTACGCTTCGTATACTGTAATGATTTCGCTGAGCATATCCTTGTCAGGTGAGAGAGGGTGTTCCTCTTCACGCTTTGCAATTCGATCAGCCGTTGACTCAACGTCCTCAGGGACGAATATCGTCAGCCCAGAGCCGAATCGGGATATGAATTTTTCGAGAAAGATACATTGCTTGATACTCAACGAAGAGCGTTTACGTTCGTAATTTCCGTGGACCCACTCAGACACGAAACAACGGTCGACAACCGCGTTCTTATGAGTGAGTTCAAAAATGACGTACTTCAAGACAATGTACCAGCCGCGCTTGATTATGGGTCTACCGTTATGATAGTACTTAAAACCATAATTGACGAGCTCGTTTGCAAGAGTCGTTTTGCCTGTTCCGTTAGCTCCATCGAGCCAGATATTATTTGGCATTCTTTACCTCCGACATTGTCTTCAAGAGCTTGAATTGATTGTTCACTTCACAAAGCTGATCGATCGCGTCGTTCACTGTGGGCGCCGTCGTTAAAATCGGCAGCAGCTGGTTCCAGTCGATCGGGTCAAGAGCTTTGACCGGATAGAAGCGTTCCTCACGGCAAGAGATTCGTGTACTCAACGGTGACTCGATAAACTCTTTCACGTCGCCCGTATACAAGTGCACGTTGCCGGCAATGAAATGAAGTTCTCCGTAGTCGAGCCCAGCGTTCGCAGCACAGACTTGCAGCAGTAACGTGAAGAACGGTAAGTCGTATACAATGCCTTTCCATATATCGGAACTGCGCATATAGACTATCGCGTCAAGACCGTCAGTCAAATCATTGAATGCGAATTGCAGCATAACGGTGCAGCACGTGTCTTTGGACGGAGTCTCTGGCTTCAGCGGTGGCTTGATATGAATCACTGCCTGACGAGTGAATTGGTCCGCTTTGAGCAGGTCGATACAATATTCCAGTTGGTTGAAACCGTAAGCGTATTGTACTTTGTGACCGTAGTTGCTGTTGACGTGAACGCCGTCATCTGACAATGATTTCCAGATGTTCTTGCCGGCATTCGTTTCAAACGATTCCCACGTATCTTCGCCTCTGATATACCAGCGAAGCTCGGCTACAAGGTAACGAAGCGACATTGCTCTTGTTTCCGACAATACAAGCGGATATCTCGTATCAGTCAGGACAGAGTGATGAGCAATAAGAAACGTTGTTTCGTCACCGCCCATATTCTTACGGCAAGGGTACTTCGGCATATACGGACTCGATAACCGACAGTACAAGTTTTCCCATAACTCCGTTGCGGTAGAGTATTGGTTTATGCGTTCATACGCTATCATATAGTTTACCTCGTTGTGTCCCGCTCAGCTGCACGTGGGCGATAATCTTTAATCTCAACGTCAGGCAATGCGGGGTGAATAATCTTGAATACAACCAGCTGGAAGTACGCAGTGCCACCGAAGAGCACGATATCCTCATCTGAGAAGTTGTGTACCCAGACGTGAAGCGGCCCGGTGTAATGCGCGTCGATCGGCGGGTTTTGTATCAAGATTGGCAGATGAGCCCATTTGCTGCGAATGAAGATAAAGCCGGCGGTGAACGCGGGCAAATCTAGATTCGCAACTGAAAGCTCTATTGTTACTCCCGAATGAGCAGGAATGTGTACGTCTTTTTCAAGAGCGATATCAATGCCAGCGTCAGTCGGATGTCCTTTTGTTAATTCGTTCATACGTTTCTCTCCTTTAGCTTAGTAATTATACGACGATATGTTCTGTGAACAGTGGACAGTGACATTCCAGTAAGTTCTGCGATGTCCGTCTTAGTAAGCGAGTCGCAAATAAGCCATTCAACGAAAAGCTTTTCGTCATCGGTAAGGGTAGACACGTCAAGGTCTGTAATGCAAATCTCGTCAGTGAAATCAGAACAACTGTTCTGTGAGTCAGGAATATCAGCAACAAATATGTTGCGATGCTTTGTGAGTTCTCGTAAGATTTTACGATACAATATCAAACGAAACAAAGAATACGTTTGGAACGATTCTTCTTTTTGAATCAGATCGTATATTGCGTCCCACGCAAGACTCTCAATGTCAACGCGGTAATGGGCACGAGAAAAAGTATACTCCATATCTCGTACCCCACGTTGAACCATTGACGACATTTGCTCGTCGGTAATCATTTACCGAGTGCCGCAAGTAAAGCCATTGCGTCATTGACGCGTGCGATGTCTTCAGGGTTTTCCAAGAGACCTGCGGTCGCGAAGACATAGTTCGAATAAGGAATGTTCGTTTTGCTCGTTGCCTTGGTCAGCGAAATGAGCACGCGGTAATCGCGCAAACGTTTTCTTGCCATAAGAACTTGTGTCTGGAACTTCGCGAGGTTGGATAAGCTCGTTGAAGGTAAGTTGATGACTCGGGGAATTTGTTCGCCGTCAAGCAATACGTAGAGCAGACGACGGTTTTTGCAAGCTTTGCCTCCGTTCTTGCCGCTGCCGAACTGATTGTAAGTGCATTTTGCACACTCGTGTTCGTTGCCATCTTTGTCGACGCCTATGACACCGTCATTCGACGAACAATCAGGCGGAACAGCGGTTCCATCATAATCGTCGAGATACATGACGTTCGACGGGAAGCTCTTCAAGATAACACAATCAAGTGTTTTCATCGGAGCGGTGGTCCCAGTGGTGGGGTCTTCGATTTCGAAAATCGTACCGCCAGCTGTCGGGGTATTGATTTTCATAAATTCGAGGTGCAGCCCGTCAGCGTCTGCGAATACTTCGCTGAGATATTCTTCGGGGCTTTGTGCGACAGGGCCGAGAGCGTTATCGGCGGGAACGGTGGGAACAATTTTGTTTTCGACTTCTTTTTCCATAAGTGTCTCCTATTTAGATTTGGTAAAACTGATGTCGTTGTATTCAAACCCTGAAAGAGTGCTTAACAAATCGGCAGGAATTTCGCCGTATATTTCTTTCAAGTCAGAACAGAACGCGTTGAGCTTCTTTGAGTTGATGCCGTATAACGCGGCGGTGTGATACTTCGAGTCGAGTTCGTTGAACTTCTCCGGATCGATTACTGAGTACGAATACTTGGTAACAACTTTCGCTGTCTTGCCGTGGGCAGACGCAGCGGTCAGACCGTTCTCGTTCAGTTGTGAGATTATCAAGTTCTTGAGCGAAGTTCGACGGGCTTTGAGCGACTCAAGCTGTTGTGATACTTGCGCACATTCGTCGTTGATTTCGATGAGTTGCGCGATTAAATCAGGCATTTCAGGCATAGTCGTCATATACAGAGGTCATCGGCATCGATAAACGCTTCGGCAATAACCGTCGAGTTAAAGCCGACTTCCTCTAAGATATCCGCCAGGTCGTCCATACTATTGGCGATGGCAGAGTCATACGTTTCCTCATAAGGAATACCAAAGGCGTACGTAAGCTGTTCAGTGCGGACGGTTCCATACGGAGTGAGAATAAACATTGCCCAGCGGCAGTTGCGACGATTCACAATGCACAACTTGTAACGGTTGTCAGAGTTCACGAACGCAACTAACTCGCGGACGAATGCTCCATTGGTCTGTTCATACGTAGGCAAAGGCATTGCCGACATAATCTCGTTGACCTGCTGCAATGGATATATTCCCCGTAGACATTCCGCAACAATCTTGTGTGCAAAATATCTCGGGACCATATTATTCCGCCATTGCGTTTGCTACGTCTTCGGCGATTTTGCCGAGTTCACTCTTGGGTTTGTTTGCGGCTTTCGCGGTTTCGATTTCCTCGATGAAGCCGGCGTTGATCGCTTCGACGAGAGTGTTGAAGATCGTAACTTCGTCTGCGGACAGGAATTTTTCATATCCTTCGGGGACGACTACGCTGGGAGCTTTACGTTTGCGCCCTGCGCTTCTGCCGGCAACGAGAGAGTTCTCTTCGAGCGTCACGACTTTGTCTTCAAGGTCGCCGATGTTTACGAACGATTTGCCGAAGCCGAGTTTCTTGATGTTTACGGAATATTTACCGCTGCTTTCTTTAACGATGGGGCAAACAATCACGTTTTCGTCGTTCTCTTTCTGTGCATAAGCACGTTTTTCGGTTGCTACAATTTTCAATGTTACCATATTAACCTCCTTGTTGGTAAACATATTTTTGTCTTGGTTGTGTCCGAACCACATTTCCGCCGCGTTCTCTGGGAGTGGCGACGGAATGGCCGGTGAGATGTCAGAGCCATATACGTTGCTCGACGATAACGCCTCTTTAATTTCTTTGATTTTGTTCGGGTCGGTAACGACTACAGGTTTATCGTCAATCATATTTGCCTCTGGCACAGGGTATTGTTTTTTAATACAATTTTATTTTTTAGCATCGTCAAACGTAACAATGACGTCGTATTTGACGAAGTTGTCTCTGACTTCCGGGTCTTTGTACGTATCGCGGGGTACAACGCTAACTATCGCAATAGGCAGCGTGGCGATTTCAGGCCATTTCTTGGCGCTTTTTGAAAGGTCGGCCATCACGTCTACGCCCTTGTACGGGGCAATGACGTTGAGTTCGATGTTCGGGTACAGAGCGTCTACGAGCTCCGGAAGAGTTTTACCTACAAAGGTTTCGGGTTTGGTTGCTTCAAAATCGACTGTGTTCATTCTTTTGTCTCCTTTTTATAAATTTCTTCGCTTATTTTGCGAATCTTTGCAAAAATGTTTGTGAGTGTTTGTCCGATTGACTTGGACTGGTACTTCTCAGCCAGTTCTTGGACTGTAGCGCCGCACAAGTAATCGCACAAGATATCCCAATGTTTGGGGTACAGTTTTTCTTTCGCTTTGGCCAGAACGTAGTTGACAATCATACGCTGGTCTGCAGCGGCGATCGAATCGAAATTCTTATCTGGAATGTTACGTTTGTCGTCAAGGCATACTGTCGGTGAACGGTAATACCACCTGAAGATTCTTCGCGCTTCGGTATACATACGACGCTCGATGGACGCTGCCGCAAACGTTGAGAATTTATACCCAGTGGACGGGTCATATCGTCTCGCTGCTTGCAGAAGTCCCAAGAAGCCCGCAGATATCAGCTCGTCATAAAACCGCTCTTTGATTTCTTGGTACTTATTGAACTTGTGCCAGTACACGTAGTACACAAGCGGAATGTTCTCAGTGCAGAGCTTCTCAATATCGACTGCGGGTTGCTCATTCGTAGACATTGTAGATTTCGTCCCCTTCTTCGATGGTTTCTCCGCACATATCACATTGTACGCCGTCTTCGTCGTGTACGTAATCTTTTGCTGTGAATACCTGTTCACCACGAGATAACAACTCGAGGTAACATCTATAACAAATAGTCATACTTGCCTCCTTACAGAATGTTGTCGAGCTTTGTGATAAGCTCATCGTAATATGCAATACTCTCGTTTAAGTCTTCGAGTTTATGCTCGGTTTCAGCGTCATAGTGATCGAGCTTTTGATACGCCATTTCCGTGTCAAGCCGTCTGATTGCCAACTCAGCACGAACGTACTTTACACAAAGAAGCGTGCGGTATTTGTCTTGAAAAGATAATGCTTCCGTTGACATACTTGCCTCCTAAAACCACTCATAGGCTCTGGCAAATTCACCTACTTCGTCGTCGCTTAACCACGATAACAGGTCTTGTGCCAGTTGTTCCCAGTTACATCCGTTACTGAGAATCTCTTGTAACTTTGCTTCATTCGGTCTTGCTGTGTAGTAATCGGACATTTTTACCTCATTATTCGACGTACGTCAGGTTGAATTGGTCTGCCGGAGAAAGACGTTCGGCGAGGTCGCCTTCTCTGGTTTCGAAATTGACGTCTACAAAGTCAGCCGCATCGAGCACAAACTTTCCGTTGTAGTACGCGTCGATTACTTTCTGTTCGGCTTCTTCTTGATTTTCCGCTTTTACCACTACGGGACGGCTGAGTGTTTCTGTTACAAAGGTGTAAAAATACTTCATAGTGTCCTCCTCAATTTATAGGTTCAAGCCACGTTTTTGAGTTCACGTAGTTCTTGATGTCGGGGTTGTATTGCTGGTCGTCGATATACTTACACAACGCATTACGCACGTCGTCTTCAGTGCCGTAGTCGAGGGCCGACGAGATATCGCGCGGTAGTTCGAAAATGCTTTCGTACGACATTACTTCACGATAGAACTCATACGGGTCATACGCGTCCATACCGGTTGTTTCTTCGTTGTATTTTCGATCAAGAATCAAATCGATAATCATACGTTACCTCCTATTCCTTTTCAGGGTTTGTGAGTAACGAGAATATGTGATCGATTGTAACAACCGGAACATATTGCTCGTCGTGGTATTGTCCGTTGCTGGTATCTCGCATTAAGAACGACAGCGCGTGTTTCTTAATTGTATTTACGAACGTTTCTAAACGCATATTGACATACGACTCGATAGAGCTCGTTGCAACTTTGACGACGTCCGCGAGGTTCTCGTCAAGTATTTCCTTCAATGGTACTGCGCCGATAGGTGAAGACGCTTGTTTGTTGGAAGCATTCTGTTTCTCTGCCGGAATTTGAACGATACCCATATCCACAAGCTCAGTTGCATAGCACGTTTCGAGACAGTTCGGGCAATCATAGAATTTGCATTCTTCGCATACTTTTCCGATGCATTCGCGTACGCGTGATTGACGCAGTACGTCTCTGATAAATTCGATTTTTTCGTTTCTGGTTGGCATAGTGGTTACCTCACGGATAAGATTTTGTATTCGCCGTTACCGAGAGCAATACTCAGGTCGAACGTACAATCAGTAAGTTTATAATTCGAATGGAACACGAGCGTGTACACTGTATAATAGTTTTCTCTGACAGAACATAACGATTCTATCGGACGTATCATTTCGAGTAACTCACTTCCATTAGACCTAAGTAACATAAAATTAAACGTATTGGTATCTTTGTTCAAAATCGGCATAGTTGCGACATTTGCTGTAGTTAACAATACAACAATGAAGTTATCTTCAGTATGATAACCGTCGTTAAAGTCCGTTGCTTTTGCGTTGTTGAACTCTGTAACGGTCGTTGCTTTCACCGAATATGCAGGTGTTTTGGGTGTATTGTCAGGTTTTGTACAACCTGCAAGGAAAATGCACGTAAGTGCGAGTATAATAGTTGTTACAAAAATGATTGCTTTCTTCATAATTATTCCTCCGTATTGTCATATATGTTGCTTATTACTTTATAAGGGCAGTCGTCCATTGTCTGCCAGTCGTCGCCGATATTGACTAAAAACGCACACGTTGCTCGATGCCATTCGACAATGCCCCGTGTTCCATGTGGACTTTCGACGATATCGCCCTCGAAAATCTTGTTGCCGTTCTTATCGCATATGCCTGTAAATTGTCCTATGGTTTCGGGAAGAACAGCGTAACGCCCCAAATAGCAATCGCGGTTTATAACGTCGTCGTGTATTCTGTTTCCATATACCCAGTCGTTGTAATCTACTCGTTTACCTCTGAATATAATGTCTCTCATTCCTTTACCTCCACGCCGTATTTTTTAGCGATATTCTTTACAAATGTATTATCAAGCCCCATACTACTGTTATCGTCTGCCCATTCTTGCAAAATCTCTTTTGCCGTTTCCTTCTTTAACTTTTCGGTAAGTCGTGCGTTCTCGGCTTTCTTACACGCTTTAAGACGTTTGCAATGGAAATCTTCTTCTTCCAGTGCGTAGTTGAATGCGACGCAATACGCTGCAACGCCGTCGTCTACGCACATAGGGCAAGTATTATAAGGCTCGTCGCAGTATTTTTCAGGTACTTCGAGTTCAACTCTTATCTTCGGCATTTTTAATCAACTCCTCGATGAGTTCGTCGATCTTCTCGACTTCGACAACCTCGCGGCAATAGTCGTTCACGTATGACTTCGCTTTCAGTTCGTTCAAGACATTGATTGTTTCTTGCCTCGCGTTGCGCAGTTCGTCGTCAAGTAAAGTACACTCAGTTTTGAGTTGGTTTATTTCTTTTTCTTGCTTTTTTATGAGCGCAAGCGCCGCGAGTTTTATTTCGTCGAAACACAACTCATACGCTCCAAACGGACAACCATCACAAAGACTGTCGGTTGACCCACAGCGTTTTAGCCATTTCTTAAGCTCTTTGTTCGTCATTCCCGTTCCTCCATATACTTGAACTCGAATCTGTGCGTGGACGTGTGATACACGAGATACGCTCCGTCATCACGTATGATTCGGTACGCACACGAGAACAAATAGCAATTCGCCCCGGTGATACGCATATCTTGTCCGCCATGTTCTTTCATATCGCGCAAGCAATATTTGTACGCTTTTTCTTTGTTATCGGACCACGATTGGTATACGTCGTGCAGTGACGTTGCGCAGCTGTTGCAATATCTGTGAAACATCTCTTCTTGTTTCTGAGTTAAGTTACAAGGTCTTAACATTATTTCCTCCTGTTACGCCTCGCCCGTCGCTCGTCGCGCGTTGGGCGGTACGTTAAGAATATTTTATTTTCCTTGTGTTGACGCCACGCATTGAGCAGCGCCGTTGAAATCTTTTCTTGATACACGCAGCCTATCGTTATTATTGCACCGAGCAATGCTCCGATAAGCAGCCAGATATAGAACGCCCATTGCAGAGACCCAAGATATACTATCACCGCCGTTCCGAATATAGTCCAGAGCGTAGTGAGCGTACGGCTTATGATTTGTACGATGACGAACGTCTTGGTCTTCATCGGCGTGAGTCCAGCGACTAAGCATAGCAAGTCATCTGGAAACACAGGGAACAAGAACATAAACACAAGCGTAGACACCTCTCGTCCGTGCAGTCGAGCAGTAATCTTGTCGTACTGTTCTCGTTTGATGAGTCTCAGTACAAACCTAAGCCCGAAGCGTCTCGCTAAGTAGAACGCGAGCAGCGAACCTGTGAACTGACCGATTAGGGTCAATATCAAGCACTCCCACCACGGGAACAGCAGAGCTCCGAGTACCGTCACAGGCGTCGAACTTATCGGTATGAACGTTACCTGCAAGAACTGGAATATCGTGAAGACGATCGGCGCCCACGGTCCGCTATTCCGTATGGCTTCGAGTATGGCGTTCATTTCCTCAGTTCTGCCTTCAGGTTCAATATCTCAGTGGTCTGCTCGGTGATGGTCTTGCGCATCAGGTTGCACTCATTGCGCAGTGCTTCGACGATGTACGCCTGTGTGATATTATACCCAAGTTCTCTGAGGTATTTCCTTGCGTCAGATACCTCAATGTTGAGCACGTCCGCACAGTAGTTAATGTCGTAGAACGACGATTCCCAGAGGTCCGCAAGTGAGGTGTAGACGTCTTCAGGAATGATGGTCGTATTGTCGAGCGCTATTATCTTACTGATATACGACGGTGATTTGTGATATTTTTCCGCGAGTTCCTTGTAGTCAAGTCCATCGAGATAGTCGAGCAATACGTCCTTGACGGTGCCTTCCGGTACTCTGGGCAGAGTTGCTTCGATCTCTTCACGACGCTCGTCGCGCTTTGTACGAAGAGGTATCTTATTCTTGCGCAATATCTCATACACAAGTGCTGTTGTAACGCCGAACGTGTCGGCAAGGTCTTGAACAGTCGGGACCGTCGATGAATAGAGGTATTGCTCACAGAGCAGTTTATCTCGCTCGCTTCGCGAGAATGTCAGGACTTCCGCGTCGAATATCTCGCGCTGGGGCGTACCGCTGAGCGCAGGTAATATCGTTTCAAGCGCAGTGGCGTCGCCGGTCAGGAAGACAATGTCGTCGTTCGCAATGTCGAATTCCCAATACACAGTCCGGTTCGCGCACATAACATGCAGTGTTTGTATGTCTTGCTCGCGGTCTGCGTATATGCCAGTGTCAAGCATAATTTTCCATGTTTGCATTCTTAGTCCTCCAGTTTTAATGCTGCTTTCAGAGCTGACGCGGCTGCCCTCAGTCGTATAGAGTACAGTTCACAGCGACGGGCAAGTTCTTCGTTGTTCAGCGGTGTTGTGATAGGTCTCGATCGTATGACCATATTGACGTATTGCGTTGATACGGCGAACTCAGGGCAGAGTTCTCGCAAGTAGCTGCTGATGTCAGCGGCCGTTGCATGGTCCCGGTCAGTTGCAAGCCGATAAGCATAAGTATAGCGTATGAAGTCGTCTCGCGTAATGCGCGCTGCTTCAAAGACTTCTTTCTTATCGTAGCCTTGGTATTGTTGTTTAAGTTCAGGTTCTTTCTTCATATTATTCGTAGTGTCTTTGCTCGGCGTTCAGCACGATTTTCCCGATGGGTAATGTGTAATGGTTGATGTCCTTGCGCGTCAATGTATGAGCTTGTATCTTGTCGTAGAAGTTTCTACGCGCTGCGGGTCCAATCTCATAGCGTATCTGACGATACAAGTAGCGATTCGTTCCGTCGTGATGATGTGCGTTGCAACGAAGGTCGTTGTACTCGTCAACGTACCATTCCGCTTCCTCGATATCTCGGCCAGATATGAATAGTTCGTCGAGCGTCGGGGCGTCGAAAATGCGAAATGCACTGTGCTCGCCGTCCCATAGTCCGAGCTTCGCAATACAAATCACGTCGGTCGGAAAGATTGTATCGGCAAACGTATTCATAAGCAATCGACGGTTGTCGAAATACAGGTCTGACGCAAGCTCGTCGAGCAATTCATCTGACGCGTCGGGATAGAATTCTTTCAGGTCTTCCATCACGACGTCGCTGTAAATGGTATCGTACATATCCGATACAACGACGTGTTTCTTCGGTTTACGTTTCATGGATACCTCCTATGCAAGCTCGGAATCAATGATTTCGATGTTCGAATCGTCAATGTCCCATTCGTCGATGTTGTCGTCGAACGTGTAACGGTTTTCAAGGTTCATTGAGTCGCAACAGAAGCTGTACGCGGCGTCCTCAGCTTCCGAGAGACTTGACGCAGTGACCGTTAAGCTTAGTTCGTAGTTCATTGCAATTCTTATGTTGTACTGACGTTTAATACACGCTTCAATCGCTTCTTTCGCGGCGCTTTCAGTCTCGTACTCGCCGATAACCGTGTAACCCGTATAGTCGTCTTTCAAGAATACTTGGTACGGCGTACCTTCAGACATCGGTGAGTGACTGACCTGACGCATATTGTGGTCAGCGTCAACGAACGCCTCGTCGTCCCACTCAGCAAAGTACGCTTTCAGGAACTCGCACATATCTCGGACATATATCTCTTTTCTGTCCGGAAATACGGCAATAATGTCCGTACCATACGTGTCGTTAAAAAGGTTAATTTTCTCATCGATTGAATCAACAATGTCAATTGTCATTTTCTTTATCCTCCATTTGTTTATTTGTCGATATTTAATTCGGACGTCTCAGAATACTGCGTCCGTAACCAATGCGCAATGACGTCCTCGCATTCAACGACAGTACCATCAGGCGCATTTTGATCGAGCTCGACGCACAAGTTCGTCAACGGACAGTCGTGAGCCATCTTGAACTCGCCAGTCTGTGGGTCGTAATCCATGCAAAAGAAATGCTTCGTATACAATCGAGCCAGCTGCTTCGTCGTCAGCGACTTCAAATACATTTCATTAGTCATGCCGTGACTAGGTACGTCGTACAATGCTCGTTGCTGCGTTGCGACAGCGTCTGACGGTACTTCGTACTTTGCACTGAGCTCAGTTATCTGTTGAAACAGCTTATCAATGCATTCACGCAACTCGGTATTTTCACGCTCAAGCGCAATAACACGTTCAGGTCGTATGTCGTGCATAGTTGATACCTCCATATACAATATATAAATGCGGCGATGCCGCGTTAGATTCGGGCTACCCAGACGCACGGGAAAACTAATGACAAAAAACCGTACGTCGGGTAGGGCTGGAGTTCTGCGGGCAATGCTCGTGGCTCAGGGTAACGTTGACTGCAAAGACGTTCGAGCCAGTCATGGCAAATGTTCGACTGCCGGGAGAAAAATGGAAAAATGTCAACAGTCGTAACACAATTGCTCGCAGATTATATTGTAACCGCCGAGCTTGAGGGGATAGGGTAATTTACGCGCTCAGCGGCGTAACAAGAACGTGCTCTGACCGCGGAGATTACGCTGAAATCGGACGTTTAAGACGGTCAGCTCTATGCACTGTTCATTTGTTACAATGTATATTTTTTAATACAATTTCAGATTGATAGTGATTTATGCGTGCAAGATAGAACGCTTTGACTTTTGTAGTTTGCAACGATTGCGGAGCATTATTTGCAAGGAAATGTTGATACAAATGGCATTGCAAACACGAAAAAGTCTGAAGATTGTTAAATGATTAACAAAGTGCAGTGAGTGGAGTTTGTTAAACAATTAACAATGTTCGATGAAATGGTGCATTTTGAACAAAATAGTACTGTAAAGTGTTCAAAATTCTCCTGTTTTTATATATTGCTACTTATTTATTTTTCTTCTTTTTTAATTATTATCTCTCTTTTATTCTATATAATAATTATAATAGAAGAAAAAGAAAAGAAAAATAAAAAAATATGACGTATAGTATAATGTGAATGCGAAGTATTGTTCACGTTTTGTAAACGCGCATTGCCTCTTGCCCTCCGACCACTGAGCCCAGTACCTTGTACTTTGCCCATCGAACATTGAAACATGAAACATTATTCACATTTCATTGCACATTGCACGTCGACCACCGATTTTAGTGCCGCGGGCTGAGAAAAATAAAAGAAAAACGGCACCGCATTGGGCACCGTTCTTCGTATTGTTGTGTTGTTATTCAGCTTTCTTTGTTTTCTTGCTGCGTTTTGCCGGTTCTTCAGCGCTTTGCTCTTCGTTTTGCGGCTCAAACGCTGCGGCCTCAGCCTCGAGTTTAGCGATTTCCGCACGTAATTTCTCGATTTTAGCCTTTTGAGCGAGTTGCTCTTGATTCGCAATGAGCTTGTCGATCAAATTTCCGAGCATTTCCGCCTCTTCGTCGCTCACGAGACCTTCTTCAACGAGCACAGACTTAGCGTCCAACAAGCGTTTTGCAACGTTCTTTGCGCTGAGAGTCGATTTCACGGCACTCGAACCGTCGGAATTCGCGCTACGGCCTGATTTTCTGCGCATTGCCTCTTCTTCGTCGACCTCTATAACACGGTCCGTCAAATCGCGACCAATATTATAGAACTTCGTAGGCCATTCCACTTTGCCTTTTAAGACAACGGAATAAGATTCATTGCTTTCTTTTTTCAAAGAACAGATTACGGACGCCTCTGCGTCTTTTGTTACTACAGCTTTGCGGCTTTCGCCATTGATTTCGATTACAAGTTTCGACATTTTCTTGTCCTCCAAGTTTTATTTTTGTATTATCTGATTTTTGATACAATTTTCGTTGAGACGTGATTCGACGAGCAACGGGCATCGGGCTTAGTGCTGCGAGCGTGGGACATGGGCCCGCGACCAGTGCCGTGCGCTTCGGGACTTACGAACATAGTATTGCGGGCTTAGTGCTGCGCGACCAGTGCTTCGCCCTTCGGGCAAAATAAAAAAATAAAAAAATACGACGGCCCTCTGTGCGAGGACCGCCGTACTTAGTGCTGCGAGCGTAGTGCCGCGAGTTTAGTGTTGCGCCGAAATGCATAAAAAAAGGGAGGCATCAGCCTCCCAGTTTTTCAAGCTCAGCTTTCAGCTTTTCAATCTGGTCCTTTATGCGAGCTTGTGCAGCGGTTTGTTCGAGTCGTGCAGCTAAGTTTACTATGAAGTATACTTCTTCTTCAGTCACGCCTTCGATTGTCCTCAGAACTTCTGAGTCTTCCATAAGACGTCTTGAGATAGACGCAACACGAATCTTGTGCGGATTGTTGTCTGTGAGCTCTTTGCGAGTGGTTTTGCGAGCTTTGCAATCAACATCATTGGTTGTAATAACTCTGTCTTCGCCCAGAGCGCCAATGTTATAGTACTTAGTAGGCCATTCGACTTTATCTTTCAGGACTACAGAGTAGGTTTCATTACCCTCTTTCTTAAGGGAACATACAACGGGCGCGCCCCCGTCGACTTCAACGACTGCTTTACGAGTGGTAGTGTTGACTTGAATTGTCATAGTTTTCATGGTTGATACCTCCAAAAATATAATATTTATTCTGTCGTTTCCGACATTTTCTGTTTTTTAATACAATTTTCGCCGCAACCGCGTATACGCAAACGCATTGTGCATACGACATACCACGTCGACTAGCGCTGTGCGCCTCCCCGTATATCAAAAATAAAAAAAAAGCGGCCCCGAAGGGCCGCAATTTTCTTTATTCGCCGAAGCGAGAGGGTATTAACCCTCAAGCTTGGCATTGGCGATGTAAGCGTCGATCTGATCGTCACTGAGACGAATACGTTCGGGTTGCATCGCATTGATTTGCTTTGCATATTCGCCGATTTGATCGTAGTCGTCAGCGGTAAGTGCTTTGATCGGAAGTACTTCGCCAGAGTCGTCGATGTAGCAACCGATGTCCCAGCCGTTGAGGTCGAAGTGGTACGACTCTTCATAAACGTCAGGGTTGAGAAGGTAACCGCAGCGGTCGATACCGGAGACGTTCAACATTTCAGCAGGAACCGTATTGTAGTAAACCTGAGCGAGTCTGGCAAGTCCGTCGCCACTGGAGTAGCTCCAGCCGGGAGCTGCGAAGTTGTTCAACTCACACACGAGCAGGTACGCGCGTACGCGGTTGTAATTGAGACCGTCGTCGAACACGAAGCACAGGTCGTTCGGGTTGTACTGGACAGCGTTCAGATCGTACTCAGCACTGTTGCGCTCGCGGCAGGGATAGCTTACGACAACCGCACGGGTTTCGGTATCCATTTCATGAGGGTCGAACTCACGCGCAGCGTCCTTGCGGACGCATTGCTTGATATCGGTTACGAATTCGTCATCATCATCGCGATCGTACAGGTAGTCAGCGCGGGCGATTCTGTAATCATCGAGGACAGCTTCGATATCGTCGTCACTCACTCGGACGCTTTCAGGTTGCATTTCGTTGAACTTCGAAGCGTATTGGCGAACAACAGCGAGGTCGAAGTCGTTCATCGGGATAATCGAGTAGGTTTCGCCGATGGTTGAGACGTATTCTTCAGGGCGCCAGCCGTTGAGCTTTATCTCAATCTTTTCGGGAACTTCGTCGTACTCACGGAGTTGTTGTACCGAGCCGATGCCGGTGAAGTTGCGATACTCAACAGTGTTGTAGTACAGTTGTGCGAGGCGGGCGAAGCCTTCGATTCCGTTGTCGGGGGTTTCGAAGTGATTTGCTTCACAGAGGACGCAGTAAGCGGTGAGTTGTTCGAGTTTGACGTCGTCCCCGAACAGGAAGCCGTCGCGGCCGTTGCCTGCATAACCGATTGCCGAAGCGATGATAGAAGCGTTAAGAGCGTCTGCGTTGAAGTTGATAGTACCGTTGGTGATTTGTTTCATAGTTTTTACCTCCATAGTGTTGTTGATTTGGTTGTTGTTGTTGCTGCAGTTGTTGATGATGATGTTTTTCATTTTGTTTACCTCCATTTTTCTGAAACGTTTTTGTTACGGTTGCTACACATTCGACTCATTTCGTACTAACGACTATTTCCAGGGACTAACCACTCACGGACCGACCGAGCCGACTCAATATATATTTTACTAAATATATATTATATATTATTAAATTTTATATTATTTATTTTTTAATACAATTTTTAATTTTTTAT